ACAAACCTTCATCAATTCTTTAATTTTTTTGTCGACACGATAATTACCAATACAAATAATTGGATTCATAGTGATTTCTTCTAATTTTTGTTTTTTTGTTTTTTTAGGTCGTATAAGTTTTATTAATGTATTAATGCCTCCTTTATCACCATTATTCATACCATCAATTTCATCCATTATAATAGCAATTTTTTTTACCTTTTTATTGAAAAGACTCATTATATTTTTGTCAGACATATTATGTTTTGTAATATCTTCAATAACAGACGTATTTCGAATATCACCCGCATCATAATTAATAATATCATAATCTAACTCCTTTAAAATATTTGTAACAAATGTAGTTTTGCCTGTTCCTGGGTCACCATAAACATATATACCTTTTTTAAATAACATATTGTTTTTATTTTGTTCAAATGATTTTAATATATCTTTAATAGCATTTGATTTTTCATCTCTATCCAAAATATTATTAATATTTAAATTCTCCATTATATATTTAATTAATTAAATTCTTTTTATGTTAGTTTTTATATAATCCAAGTTCTTTTAAAAAATTTATAATAAAAATTCTACATTTTGCTGATTCATTTTCAATACAATAATCAATAATAAAGTAATTATAATTTTTAAACTCTTCATTTTTGTAGATATAGTTTTTAAACTGATTCCATTTCAGATAGTTCTCTCTTACTATCATTTCAAAAACAAAATTATTATCACGACGAATAGTATCTCGTATATATAACTCATAGTTTTTGATGCTAGATTTTATAAGCGTATGATATAATTTATAATTTTTTTTATTTGTAAATGTAAATTCTTTTTTAGGAATATACTCTTCAATTATATTAATAATATCAGTTGGTAATTTATTAATTAAATTAAATATGTTATTATTCATGATATATTTAATGTTATTAATTAAAATATTTATTATAAAAATAAAAAATAAATATTTTATTGTTGACAAGGATTACTTACACCATATGTAATTCCATCCCATGTAACATTACATTTTGTCGCCCAGTTATATTTATTGCACGCACCTTGTGATCCTGTAAATTGAGAAGAATTAAAATTCATAGTTTGATGTTTACCACCAACACTTTTACAAGTTCCTAAATCTTTCACATTAACACATGTTGCATCATTACCAGAACCATCTAGCACCCAGTAATCGGGGCATTGAGGAACCACTGGTGGCCACTCAACAGAACTACCTTTGGTAAGAGTAATACCGATAACTACTAAGGTAATAATTAAAATAATTATAGCAGCGATTAAAACAATTTTTTGAAAACCTTCCATTGATATATAAAATAAATATATTTTTTTTCTATAAGTGTAATATAAATGAATAAATCTAATAATGGTCGTGTAGATATTAAATCGCCTAATACTTCTAGTTTATTTGAAATGTATGATAAAATACCAGCAAACCAGTGTGTGACATTTAGGAACCCAACTGAAGGATTGTGGAATGATACTACTTTATCTAACGCATTTTTCTCTCAACAAAATATTCAAATCTTACAAAATGGTATACGCGCTGGTGTTTATCACAAGTCTAATGGTCAATACACAATTGGTCCTCAAGATTGCGATTCTTTAAAAATTGTTATGCGAAGTGTATTTTTACAAAACTCTGCAAATCAACCAAATAATATTACCCAACAAGTTGTTGAATTAAACAAAATTGTCTTAAATTATTGCATTCAACAGGTTTATAGTGAGGCGCAAGGTTATATGAAATATATTGATGACGCCAGTACATTAGTGGTGCCAATTGCGCATCCCGTTATGGCAAATAATACTGATAGAGAACTTGAATTTAAGACTTGGTTCTAAAACAACCTTTTGTCGCTTCGCTTAAAGGTTGTACCAAAAATAGTGTTCATTGAATAAAAATGATTAAAATTAAATAAATATTAAATATAATAATATAGTTAATATTATGTTATTTATAGAATTTCAAACAAATCTAAACTCTGGTTTAAATATTTTAAAGTATCGAAACATTCATGATGACATTTGGTATTATTTATATATAGACATTGAAACGCTTAATTTACTAGTAACAAACTATGGCATTATATCTACTTATAAAATTCCAACCCAATTCACAAACTGTGATAATCCATCCACATCTAAGATTATTCAATTAAAATATTGCGGCGCTGATATTCAATTATACTGTGGTAATAATACTTCGTTTTATCTTCCATATATTGAACAAAATTATTAAAAAAAATGCGCATTTTATTATTTTATTATATAGTAAATTTTTATATTTATGCGTCTTCAACTATTAAATTTGATTTCTTTGTAATCTTCTTTACAGATGTTGTTCCCTTTGAAACAACCTTTTTTTTCTTTAATTTTGTATCTTCGCCATCCATAAGTCTTTGTCTTAACTCCTTATACTCCAAATATTGTTCTAATAAATTATCCAATTCTGAAGACCACATCTGATTTATAGTTGTGCTTTTAACTACATTTAGTTCTTGTTCTTTGTTACCCTTTTCCTTAAGCAATTTTTCGACATTTTCTTCAGTAACCGAGTCCATCGGCATCTTGGTTAAATATTTATATTCATTATCATCGCCTACCATATCATAACCTTTTCCTTGTAACATTTCAATCACTTGATCTTTCTTCTTTTTTCTCAAATCAATTGTACCATCCAAATTTTCTTGAATATACTTTGCTTTATTAGATAATAATACCAGTTCCTTTTCAAGAGCATCAATCATGTAATCCTTTCTAGTTTGATATAATTCAATTCTTACATCATAATAATCATCAATTATATCAGATACTCTATCATACTTTTGTAATTTATCCTCTGCGTCAAATAGATGCATATTTGTAGTCGTATTTGTAGTATACAATTTCAATAATTTTTCAAGTCCATTACATCCGTAATCACCTTTAGATTGTTCTAATTCTTCCAACTTACCTTTCGCAAATGTAATTGTAAAATCAACGTTGGTATCTTTGCTCATATCATCATAATCCTTAACAACTGATACAATCTTTTTACCTTCTTTATCTTGTCCAGGTTCAATCAATTTCTCAAGCAATTCTTTAAAATCTTCAGTCCAAAAACCTACAGGTAACTCAGTAACACGAATTGTATCTGCGCCAGTCTTTTCATACAAACCTTTAATCAAGAATTTTTCATCACTTAGTTTTGTTATTTGACCCTTGAATCCATCATAAAACGGAATAAACTCTACATTATTTTCTGCTAAAGTTAATTTGTTTTTCAAATATTGAATAATTTGAACTGGATTATAACACATAATATCTGTACTAAAACCAGTTCCAATACCCTTTGAACCATTCACAAGAATCATTGGAATAATCGGTGCGTAATAAATCGGTTCAACCATTAGTCCGTCGTCATTCAAATAAGTCAATATATTATCATCATATGCTGGAAATAAAGTTCTAGTAATTTTGTTAAGTTGAGTGAATATATATCTTTCCGACGCGCTATCTTTACCGCCTTGTAATCGAGTTCCAAATTGACCATTTGGCATAAATAAATTTATATTATTTGAACCGACAAAGTTTTGCGCCATTCCAACAATCGCAGCGTTCAAACTTGCTTCACCGTGATGATATCCAGAATGCTCAGAAACATAACCGGAAAACTGGGCAACTTTAATTTCAGTTGTCAAATTCTTCTTGAATGCTGAATACAATATTTTACGCAATGATATTTTGAGACCATCCATCAAGTTTGGAATACTACGATCACAATCATATTTGGAGAAGTGGATTAACTCTTTATGAATAAACTCGTCATACGATACATTTAATTTTTTAGTATCTAAATACGCTTTTCTATCATATAATTTTAACCAGTCTTTTCTATCATCTGCGCGTTTCTTATTGAAGACCATATCAATTGTATCATCACTTTTCTCAGACATTGTAAAACCAACTACTTTTTTATTTTCAAAATATTCGCGAAATTCCTTACCAGTACTAGTTCCTAAACCCTTATAGTATTTAATCTTCCATCCTTTACTATCATTTTCCTCTTTCCATTCTTCATATTCACCATCATTGTAGAAATTCAATTCAACGTCACCTTTTTTTGCTTTTAATATAGGTGTATTCATGAAACCAATAAATTCTGGAATTTCAGTTAGAGTAGGCCACTCAGACTGGAATAAATTTATACCTAAACCTTTAATATGACTACCATCTAGATCTTGATCCGTCATAAATAATACCTTACCATAACGCAGATGCTTATAAACATCTTCAATTGTATTGTATTTTTTACCAGTTTCTAAACCTAATATTTTTTTAATTTCTGCGATCTCATTATTTTCAGAAATCTTTTTAACAGGTTCACCTCTTACATTTAATATTTTACCTTTCATTGGGTAAACACCAATTGTATTACGGTCGTCAGATGATAAACCGGAAATAATACCTGCTTTTGCTGAATCACCTTCGCAAAATATAATGACACAATCTTTGGACTTTTCAGTTCCCGCCCAATTAGCGTCTGTCAATTTTGGAATGCCACGAATACTTTTGGTTTTGGCGCCATCAGTCTTTTTCGCTGCCTTGTTTTCCTTGACTTCTGTCAATTGTAACGCAGCATCCATGACGCCCATTTTAGCAACCTTTTCAATAAACTTATCACTAACTTCACATTTTGAACCAAATTTAGAAGAAGGTGTATTCATATAATCTTTAGTTTGACTATCAAATGCTGGGTTTTCAATGTCACAACGAATAAACAAAATCAATTGTTCTTTAATGCTGTTTGGGTTTACCTTAACTTTTTTCTTCTTCTCAATAAAATCACATAACTTTCTGGTAATTTGACCTAATATGTATTCAACATGTTTTCCGCCTTTTGCTGTATGAATACCATTAACAAATGATACTTGTGTAAATTCATTATTTGGCGTTAAACCAACCGCATATTCCCATCTACCGTCAGAATCTTCATATACACGTGGCGCATCACTCTTTTCGCCAATATATAAATCAATGTATTGTTGAAAATTCTTTATAGGAACAAGTGTCGAATTATATTTAACTTTTATACTTTTATCTGTTACAGCAGCGATATCATAAACACGCTTTCGCAAAAGTGCGATTGTATCTGGTGTAAGACCACTAAGTCCAAGTCTGTTGTAGTCAGGTTTAAATGTAATCTTTGTATAAGGTTTGGTTTTACATTTAGTAATTGATGGTTTACAGATTTCATCCAAGTTGTTTTTGAATTCTTGTCTGTATTTAAGACCGCGAATATGATCGACAGTTTCGACTGAACCATATGTAGACCAAATTAACACAAGTTTAAAACCAAAACCATTCTTACCACCAACAATTTTTTTCTCATCTTTGTTGTAATTAGTAGATGTTCTGAGATGACCAAAAATCAATTCAGGAATCCATATTTTGTGTTCAGGATGTTCAGCAACATCAATTCCATTGCCGTCATTTAACATAATAATAGTACCATCTTCTTCAATTGTGATTTCAATATTGGTTACTGGTAATGCATTTTCTTGACCATTAGCGATTGCTTGCGCCATTCTTACTGCGTGATCACGAGCGTTAACAACACCCTCATCGAAAAGTTTGAATAATCCAGGAACAAGTTCTATATTCTTTTCAAAAATTTTAGAATTATCATCATTTAAAATCCATTGTTGAGAATCTATTTTTTCAACAGAACCAATATACGTATCTGGATTATCCAAGATATGCTGCTTATCAGTCTTCTGTTGATATTTATTAGCGAGATTTGCGTCTTGAGCGTTCATTGTCTATGTAGTTATATTATTTCACATTTACCTTTTAAATAATTTCAATTTTATTTACATGAAAAATATTTGTAAAAATATTTGTAAAAATTTAAATTAATAAATTAATAAAATAATAAAAATAATTATATATATTTATTTTAATGAAATATACATATTTTTATATAATAATTATTTTATTTTTGATATTATTTTTTCTATATAATAGATACTATAATAATAGTTTTATTTCTTTAATTATAAATAATAGTTATTCTTTTCCTAGTTTATCAGATATAGGGTTAGACGATAATTTTAACTTTACTTCTTATAATAAAAATAATGCGTTATTTATACAAGGAGGAACTAAGTTTGGTGCTAGATATCCTGATATAATAATTAATAAATATGATGTTATTAGGGCATTAAATATTATTAATAAAGAAATTTTAGAAGATGAAGATATACAAATTTTTAAAACACCTATGTATTTAAATAAAATAATTTTTAAGATTAGAAAAATGTTAGAAACAGATAAATCAATAATTTTTGAAATTATTAATGGAATACCAGATCCAACAAGATCATGGAATAATAAATTCAATAGTTTAACACTATGTCAATCAGAAATTAATAAAGATCCAATTTCACTAACTAATATAATGGCATTACAATTTTTATCAAATGATTGTAGAGAACATGGATGGTTAACAGGTTTTTTAGCATATATATTTCAATTATATTGCTGTAAAAAATATAATAAGGATTGTAATAATGAAATTAGAGTAATTTATACATCATCATATGTAATTTATGATGATACAAAAGAAATAATTTATGATGAGGATCATGTATTTGCTATACTAATTAATAAAAATAAACAATGTTTTGTTGTAGACGCTTTTTATACAAATAATAAGAATAATAATAACAAAATAGTATTTAATAAAAATGAAATAACAGAAATAGATAAAAAACTTTATAAGGATTATAAATATGACAATGATTTTTCAAATAAATTAAATGACTCAAGTCTTCCATTTTTATGTTGTGGAGAGATTTATATTGATAATATTAAAAAATATAATATAATAACTGTTCCAAAAATTTATAATAATACAAAAACATATTTTGATACTTCAAAATACAATTTAAATAAAAACAATATATTAATTTATAATGACGTCTTGGAATTTGATGAAATAAATAATGAACCTAAATTTTTTCATGAATGGTGTAATAGAAAAATACAAATTAAAGAATAAAATAAATATATTTTAATTATATTCTAAAATAATATAAAATGTCAACAAGAAAATTTACACCAGGTAATAATTCAAATTCTTCAAGGATGATTCATTATGTAGCGCAATTAAACGCGCTTTTTCCAAATAAGAATAACATAAATTGTTCATGTATACCAGATAGTTATGATAAAAGAATACCAGGTTCGGATTCAGGTTCATATAGAGTTCCACGTAAAATATGGTATTCTCATATAATACAGACAAGTTTAGGAGGTTCAACACAATATGGCAGTTTTTATTTAGGAGAACCGTTAAAATTGAACTATCTAGGAAACCCTCAAGGAACACCTGGTGGAAGTGGAATGCCTCCTAAAAATAGATTTTAATGCGTTTCATAAATATTACAAAACTAAAATTTTTATTTTTTTCTCACTTAAATTTATAATGACAAAATTTTCTAGAACGTCGACTGGCAAATATTCCGTCGCTGGTAAAACATTTGATGTTTTGATTGGTACCCGCGCCCAAGTTTGGCATGGCACCGCTTACAAGACTACTGGTGGTCTCTGCAAATCTGATCTTATGCAAAATAAGGCAGGACGCATTGTTTCCAGAGCAAAACATATGACTGCTAAGAAGGAGAAGAGACTTGTTAAGGCTGGTTATTTGACCAAGAAAGGTCAATTTGGTTTCATTAAGAAGGATACATCAATGAGAAAGGGTCGCAGTCGCAGTCGTAGTAGAAAAATGAGAGGCGGTATGTCTGCTTTAAGTCCCTCTGATTATGATGGTAAAGGTGTTGGAACAAGTGGCGTTAACCTACAATTTGTTGCTGGCAATGCCAATTAAATATAATTCAAAATTATAATGATAATAACTTAACATTATAATTTATTTTTTTTATTTTTTTTATTTTTTTTTATTTTTAATTACTTATCCAACTCGTTTCAATAAATCTTTCATAAACAATGTAATCTGACAAGTTAAAATATAGGTATTTTTCGAAATAACGTTTACTAACAACTGATTTATGTGAATTAATATTACAATACTTATAATAATGATTATACGCATCATCAAATGAAATTAACGCTTGTGTTTCGGCATTATTTTTTATTTGCGTTTTAATATATTGAAATGATAGTTCAATTTCATTATTTTTATCCCATAACACACAAGACACATTGAGAACATATTTATCTTCAACAATTTCAATATTAGGGAAAAAGTGTTTTAATATCTTAATAACATTCTCCTCCGAAATGTTACCATTACTAGAAACATTGTCAGGGTTTTGTTTCGCCCAAGATTTAAAGAGAGAACATAATTCATCAATTTCTAGTTCATCTCCAAATATTTGTAAAGAACTATTATATTCAATTACTTTAATCGAACTTTCCCAGAACTTAATAAAATCACTTTGAATAGGTAAATACTTACTTGTTATTCCTATAAATGTATCTGTGCTTTCATTATAATTATACGACTCTTTCAATATATTCTTTAAAGAATTATAATAAATTATGTTTGGTAAATCAGAATTAGAGAGAAATTGTTTCCAAAGAAAATGTAGATTTTTCCATTCCAACTGGATATCATTTGAAGCGCTAATTATATATTTATTACAAAACTCGGAGACAATTTCAGATGGTTTTGAATTTTTCAAATAATATGCATAATTTGTAATATCTTCATCTGTTTTGTTTTCAATAAATTTATCCGAGTTTTCATAACGTTTTGAATAATGAACAGCAACACAAAGTAGATCCAAACCTATTTTTTTCAAGATTTCTCTCCAAACATTATTTGTGAAACTTTCATTCATCTTGATTAATCGACAATTTTCATAAGAATGATTTTCATGATACTTGGTCATAAAATTATTTGTTGCATTACTAGTTCCAATAGAACCAAACGCAATATTATCAAGTTCTGTAAGTATTTTTTTCATTTGAGGACTAACCAAAAAAATCAAATTTTGATTCTTTTTTAAGATATTATCACCAATAATTGTCAAAAAATATTTGGCGACGTTTTTGCTTGTAAATATAGCGGGATATAAATGATTCAGTATATCCTGAATAGTATCCGTTTCTGGAATACATGTGAAGAGAGAACGCTCGCGAATTTGTTTAATAATGTTTAATTTTGTTTTATGTTTCCATTGCATAAGTACTCTATCTTTGGAAATACTGGATAATAGTTTATGAATAATATCGTCTTCTTTAACAATTAAAAAGTTGTTGCCATTATATTCATAAAAGAAATTATTGCTTGGTAAATAAAAATACTGGTTTTTACTAAGGAAAACCTGGATAAAAACTTGCTGTTCATTTGTTAAATAATTATTGCGGATTAAACGGTCTTCGTGTTGTTTACATTCATTTGACAACGAATTTGGCAAATAATTGACAACATGGGTATGTATTCGTTGTAACATATATTCATGGTCCTTATATTTTTCAAATAATTCGGTTATCGCATTAAAGCAATTACTTTTTAAATCATCTATATTTATATTTGTTGTTATATTTTCAGACATATTAAATCTTATATAATAAGATGTCTTTAATAAGTTTTTAAATAATAATAACATCTAGAAAATAATATACATAAAACATTTAAAAACAAAAAGAATACATTTATATAAATGTCACGATTTCTTCGCCTAACAAATTATCTTATAAATGTCAATCAAATTCGTAAAATAGATATAAAACCTAATGAATACAAAATTCATCTTATGCCAGATAAATTCTCTGGAATGTTACTTGCCGGTAGTGGTTCTTTTACAAGCTCGGCAGAAATTTATACAGTTTCTGAAAAGGAACATATTTTAGATTATAAAATAGTTACTGACTGGATACTATGTGAAAAAAATAACAATGTTTGGCATTAGATTTACATATATTTATATTCTTAAAAATTTAAAACAGTACCCTTAAAGACAACTGGTAGAGACAACTTTATTAATTATTTTATATTTTATATTTTAAAACCAATTCTCAAGAAATTTATCCAACTTATCAATTAATTATAACAACATTTTATTTCATTCATTCTAGAATAATGCCTATCAAGATGTGTTAGACGATTATTACTACAATTAAATATTCTCAAAGTAGATGGCAGTAAAGGCAAATGTGTAAGTGGATTATTATAACAAATCAAATATTCCAAGGTAGATGGCAACAAAGGCAAACACGTCAGTTGATTATTACTACAATGTAATTGTTTCAAAGTAGATGGTAAATCTGGCAAATATGTCAATTGATTATTATCACAAAACAATATTTTTAAGTTAGATGGTAGCAAAGGTAAACTTGTCAGTTGATTATTATCACACCACAATACTTTTAAAGTAGATGGCAGTAAAGGCAAACACACAAGTTTACTATTATGACAACTCAATATTTTTAATTTATAAAATCGTGACAAATCTGGAAGATGATCTGAATTAAAACAAACCTCTATTGTTTCTACATCATCAGGAAATTGACTGAAATACTCTTCAATTGTTTGATAAATCATTTTTGTAGTCATTATAATATAAATTAATATATACTCTTTATATTATTTTATTTTTTTTAACAATTTAATCAGCAGTTACCAAGTAAAATATAATAAAAAATAAAGTATAAGGGTGCGGATTTAAATCTTCAAAAGTGTAAAATACAAATTTTTTATTAATTATAAAATATAAAATATTAAATATATTTTTATATTATAAATTAAATAAATGGCGGAAAGCACTACCAATGATAATGTAAAAATGTATATTTTAGATCCTCTTTCAGTTATAATTAAATTGGCAATTATCAGTAACAAACCAATTGGAACAAAAATATTGATACAAAATAATATTATATTTTTTCAAGAACCAGGAGTATTTCAAGCATTTTGTCGTTATGTCCTAAATACAAATAAATCAGATTTACAATATATGTACAATCCAATACATGCCGCATGTCAACATTTTCTGAAAAAAGAGAATATTGAATCTACACCAAGAATAAAAAGTTTATTTAAATGTGCTCAAGCAGGCATAGAAAAATTAAAAGAAACTTATAAAGAATATTCAACTATTTGTTTATGCTTAAATTATTATTACATAATAATCAATAATTTTGTAGAACAAATATACAATGAGAATATCTTTTGTAAAGATAATATGTCAATTTTATACAATAATGAAGTAATCGACAAGTTAAACGCTCAATGGTCAAAGGATAAAATAAAGATTATATTAGATTTGATTAGTTTTTTGACAAATGATAGAATGGCGGCAAATAATGTAAAATCACTCGAAAATATTATGAATAATATTGATCTTGAAACACAAGATTTGATTAAAAATATGTAATGTAATTTATTACAAATTTGATATTTAGAAATTAGAAATTAGAATTAGCGTAATTCAATAAAATAATTTAAATCCATAAGTATTTAAAGATTTAAATTAAAAACTAGTATAATGTCTACTTTTACCGATAAATCCAAAAATCAAACGCAGTGTGTAACTGATGGAAATGTTTTAACAATTAAAACAGTACAAATCGCACCATTTAGAACCTTAATGACTGCTCTAAAGGATATTCTATTAGAAACCAATATTACTTTTGAACCCGATGGTATTCGAATTATTAACATGGATAAATCTCATACTATCTTAGCTCATCTTTATTTAGCAGCACAAAATTTCGAATTCTATGAATGTAAAAAGGAGAAAATTATTATTGGCGTTAATATGTTTCACTTGTTTAAATTGATTAATTCGATTGATAATGATGATACCTTAACTATTTATATCGAAAATGCGGATTACGCTGACGGAATTGTTTCACATTTGGCGTTAAAGTTTGAAAATGGGGAGATTAAACAATGTAAGACTCAGAAGTTGCGACTAATTGAACCTGACCAGGAAGAACTTGAGTATCCAGATGTTAAATTCTCGTCTATTATTACTTTACCTTCCGCTGATTTCCAAAAAATTATTCGAGATTTATCTTGTATTTCTGATAAATTGGAAATTAAATCAGTTGGTAATGAACTCATATTTAAATGCTCTGGACAGTTTGCTTCTGCCGAAATTCATCGCGCTGAATCTGATGGAAGTATGGGTTTTGTGTTGAAGCAAGATTCTTCTAAAATTATTCAAGGTGAATTCTCTCTAAAGAACCTTGGGTATTTCATTAAATGTACCAATCTTTGTTCACAAATTGAAGTCTACTTGGAAAATGATTTGCCGCTTGTTGTAAAGTACAATGTAGCAAGTCTTGGTGAGATAAAACTTTGCTTAGCAAATCTCCCCTCTTAATAAAATTAAAAATATAATATTGAGATAAATATTATCATTAAATTAAATAATAAAAAAAAAGTATATATATATATATGTCAAGTAATTATACCCAATATTTAGGCGCGAAAAGATGCTGTGATTTGAAAGTACAAGGACCTCAAGGTCCACAAGGTGTTACAGGACCTGCTTCTGTTGGACCAATAGGATACCAAGGAAATACAGGAGCGCAAGGGTATCAAGGTGCTACAGGTCGTTCTTGTGTAGGACCTACTGGAGCGCAAGGACCTCAAGGTGTTACAGGACCTTCTGGTGGTCCACAAGGTCCACAAGGTGCCACAGGTGTAACGGCAATAACTACATCAGTAACTACAATTACTCCTGGTACAACCATTACAGTTCCAGCGCAAACTACTCCAGTTGCTTATTATTCCGTTACATACGCTTCTGGTGGAACTACACTATCAGGAATAACAATAACAAGTTTACCAGCAGGTTATCAAGCCATAATTTATATTTCTGGTAATTTCGTTAGCGCAACAACAATATCTTCATCAATCTCAGGTTTACGTCTAAGTTATAACTCGAATATTTCATTAACATCTTCTGGAACACCTTATGCTATATTAACTATATATTCAGATGGTTCACTATATTACGGCAATGTTGTGACATTTTATTAAATTATTTTATATATTATATTTTCATTTTATAATATACTTTTTTTACAAGTATATTATATATATATAATAAAATGGCAAATACCAGATTTAATTATGATGATGCAAGAACAATGAAAAAATTACAACAGCAAACAGATCCTGGACGATGGATATTAAATGTACCTGGTAATGGTGCGAACCCTTGTTATATAGAAGACCCTCAAATAATAATCCAAAAATGGGGTGCCAATTTAAGAACAAATACAATTAATTTAGAAAGTGAATTACGAGGTGTTAATAAACCATTAAGTCGTGATTGTTTAGGAAAAGATGAATATAAAAATTTCAATGTTAGCAACGAAGCAATAAAATATCCTAATTGTAATAATTTGTTTACTGATCAATCAAGAGCAACTAATCCAGCGTGGTGGTATCGTGATGTAGAGCAAACTGACTGGTATTATCCTCCTTTGAATCCTCAGGAAAACACATGTATGCCTTTTCAAAATAATCTCAGTACAAGAATTTTAGAAAAAGATTATTTTACTCCCAAGAGAGATTGTGTAATTAATGAAACAAATAATTATTTGCCATCGAGTTATAATTTGATAAGAGGTGGTTATGTAGCGGGACCAACTACATGCGCGCAAACAAATTCATGTGCTTCAGCAAAAAAAAGTTAAAATAATAATAATCTAATAATATTATTTAGATTATTATTAATATCTTTCACTCAGTATAAAATTAAAAAATATAATACTTTATATATATAATATGGAATTAGCGATCCCTTTAATAGCATTAGGTGGTATGTATATAGTTTCAAATCAAACACCATCGAAATCATGTAATTCTGAAAATGGGAAAAAACAAAAAATAAGTCAAGAGAATTTTACAAGTATGGGTGCAAATCGAAATTATTTACCAAATACAAATACGCCTCCTCAAAATTTTCCAGTTTCAAATATTAATCAATTAGTTGACACTGTTCAAGAATATCAAAATCCAAATGCCGCAACAGATAAGTATTTTGACCAAAATTTATATCAACAAAAGGTAAGAAATAATGTACCTGTTGGACAAAATCCCCAACAAATTTATTCGATGACTGGCAATTATTTAGATTCAGAACAATTTAAACACAATAATATGGTACCTTTTAATGGTGGTAAGGTAAAGGGTAACACATATGATGTAAATATAGCAGAATCCGTTTTAGATAACATGATTGGTTCTGGTTCACAAATAATTAAGAAAATTGAGCAAGCGCCACTATTCAAACCAGAGGATAATGTACAATGGGCTTATGGAACACCCAATAACAGTGATTTTTACCAATCCCGTGTGAATCCAGGTATGAAAAATAATAATATCAAACCATTTGACAGTGTTATGGTTGGTCCTGGTTTAGACAAGGGTTATAATAGCGTAAATGGTACAGGTGGTTACAATTCAGGAATGGAGGCGCGTGATAAATGGTTGCCTTATACTGTGGACCAAATGAGAGTAGCGACAAATCCCAAATTGGAATATGAGTTAACAAATCATGAGGGTCCCGCAAATTCATATATTAAGAACGCGGCGTCGACTCAAACAATGGGTCGTGTGGAAAAACAAAGACCTGATACATTTTTTATCAATAGTCAAGATCGTTGGTTAACCACAACTGGCGCTGAAAAGGGCGAGACATTACGATCGATTCAAGAAATGGGAATAGTAAGACGTAATGATGTTGTTGTAGACTACATGGGTCCTGCTGGAGCAGCGGATAGAAAAGCAGCGTACGCTCCTGAAAATTTCGAGAAGAGTAAACGCCAAGAGTCTATGACATGTGGTGTCAATCATTCGTCGGCACAGCGTCGTGGTCCTAGTACAGACACTGATAATTTTTTGCGTAGTCACACTAATTATGAAAATAATAGATCTACTGTGAAACAACCTGATACACATAGAAGCGGATTTAGTGGCGCTGTTGGTGCGGTTATTGCTCCAATTATGGATATGTTTAGACCAACTCGTAAAGATGAAACAATACACAATGTTCGTATTTATGGTGAAGCAACATCATCTGTGCCAAGTAGTTATGTTATTAACATGAATGATACAACAACTACAACAATTAAGGAGACAACATTATACGCGCCAACATTTAACATTAATAACCAAAAAGAGGGTATGTATGTTAATAACGCTACACCTGGTGAGCAAACTCAACGTGATACAACAAGTTGTAGTTATATTGGTACATCTGGTGGCGCGGCAACTGGATATGGTGATATGAGTTATGAGGCGGCATATAAACAGCATAATAATGACATTAAATCATCAACTGTTATGAATAGACCTAACCAAGGTGGAACCCAAATATTTAATCAACAAATGCATTTAACAACTATTAAGAGTGATACCGACAGATTTGATGGTAGAGTGAATCCGGCAATATCAGTGACACCATTGCCACCATCTGCTGAAACATATGGTTCTATTAATGTGCCGCAATATTATAATGAGTGTGCAGGATGTGACCGTATTCAACCAGATATTTTGAACGCTTTTAGAAGCAATCCTTATACACACTCACTAACGACATCAGTTTAAACGAAGTTTAAACCTTGAATATAAATTTAATTTTTATTTTTTAATTTAAAAATTAAATTAAAATAAAATTGAAATGCTTTACCTTAATAAATTTAAGGTATAAATTATTTATTTAATCGTTTACCAAAACTACAATTAGACAAGAATGAGTCAAAATAAGCAAAATAGTGATATTAGTGACGCCGGTTCTTTGTTAGCGCTAGGCGACTTAGGACTAAATTTTAACAAGGTTGAAGCAGAAAAAGAAGAAAATAAACAAGATCAAAAAAGTAGAAATAATATAACTTTATACGATGTAAAAAATCGTTTAATAATATCGATTGATCAAGGTGTTCACGGAGCAAATAAAGAAAGATTGAAAAGATGGAGCAAATTACATCATAGAACTGAATCAGATAATTCAAAACACGGTTGCCATAACATGGGAGCAAAAGCAAATGCGGCATATCATACAAATTTATTTAGAGATGAAACATGTGGTAAAAAATTATCTTTAAATCCTAAGGTAAAACAAATATTAGATAAAAAATCTATCGAAAGAACTCCTGTAGAAATTTTACAGACAACAGTAACAATTATCTCAAAAACTGATGAATATGATCCAGTTAATGAGGTTGAACTAAACCAAATAAATTTAGATTTTATTACTCCAATTTACAATGGTGGAGTATATTCTAATGAACCACAATCCGCAACACCTTTAAGTTGTGCATTATGGGATAAATTTAGTATTGAGGAAGATATGCCAGGCACTATTACAATTACTCCTGTTTCAGATAAGAGGCATAATGATCTTATTGAATATTATACTACAACAGATATTAGTAAAAATCATATAGTATTTCTAAGTACAACATATTCAGCAATTTTGGAAGAAGGTACAAAAATAGAGAATGGTCTAATTGAAATGGATATTACTAGAGATAATGGAATTATTAATATTAATACTAAACCAGCAACTATTCCTGGGTTAAATTGCTCTACTATAAAATCAATTCCATTTGATTTATTACATTATAATAATCCGAATATTCAAGATAAAATGGAAGCATTTATTTATGTGTATTCTAAAAAAAAGTTTAATGAAGAACCATCAAAAAAAGTTTGTGAAATTCTAGATAAATTACCAGATAGGTTAACAATTATTGAAACAGATAATGGTTATAAAAAATGTGATAAAAATAATAAAAATGAATGTACAACTAAACCTATATCTAAAAAAGATTTAGACAATGAATTACAATTTTACGATCTTTCATGTCAACTTACATCAAGAGGTTCATATTGTGATAATTGGGAAATTTTAGATAAAAAAAAATTAAGAGAACTATTTAAAAATAATGAATTTGTTGATAAACTTATAAATTTAGATCACTTAAATGGTCATAATTTAAATAGAAATAACAAAACTACGACTCGACTTCCACCTCCACATAAGAAAAGCGGTGATTTTAGTGTAAGAAAAGTTTATGAAAATACAAGATTTACTACTAATTATGATGCTAAATTAGATGAACATGTACCGCCTTTACTACAAAAGTCAGAAACAAAATATGAAGACTGGCCAGAATATATAAGAGGACCTAATGAATGGATTCAAGAAAATTTTAGACATAAATTAAGTAAAAAATATAAAGAACCTCCTGTACAAAATATTGTACCTGCTAAACCTGCTATTATTGTACCTCCTAAACCAAATAAGGTTTTAATTATAGAGTCAGATACGGAAGAAGAAAATACAATTATTCCTAATATTTCATTAACAGTTACGGAATCGGAATCTGATTCAGAGTCAGAATCAGAATCTAAATCAGAATCTAAATCAGAGTCAGAGTCAGAGTCAGAGTCAGATCCGGAATCAACTACAAATAACAATATATCATTAAGTACAAAACAAGAAATAATTAATGAAATAATAGAACCTGAAATAGTATATAGAAGTGAAAGTTTAGCAGAATATGCAAATAAAGATAAAATTATAAAGGCGCTTTGTATTTGGATTTCTAAACCACAACATTACGATAAACTGAATGATGCTCTAGAAAATTTATATAAAGTACACAGACTAATTGATTTAGATGTATTTACTGATATTTACTCAAAATTAACAATCGAAGAAAAGGTCGATATATTCAAGAAAAAGGTAAATAAAAGGTATTTATTTGACACAGATGATATAGATGAGGGAAGTAAATTTCTACGAGCATATAATGCGTGTATTAATAATTAATATTGCTTCTTGTCATCAAGAAATCTACAATTGAATCTGTATTGTAACCATTTTTTATTCACAAAGTCGTAATTTATATGTAGTTTTGATATTTCGTTTTTTTTAATATAATTTATATTATTTATATCAATAAGATCTCTAACATCAATTTTATAACTATTTTTTTGATTTAAACAAACTTTCCACGGTTTCATACATTGACAAAAAAAATGTTTTGGTAACGTCATTCTAAGTTATATAAAATATATAAAAATATATATTTATATTGGTTTGATATAGTTTTTATAAATAAAAAATAAAAATATATTAATTACGTTATATTAAAATATAAAAACACTTGATATATTTCAAGTAAGTACATATAATGTTAAATATTCATCAAAATATAAAGGATAAATTGGATTTTTTTTACACAAATCATAAAATACCTAATTTGCTTTTTCATGGAACAACAGGTAGTGGTAAACGAACAATTGTTAGTGATTTTATACACAAAATTTATGATGATGATAGAGAGAAAATTAAATCATTTGTTATGTATGTAAATTGTTCACATGGCAAAGGTATAAAATTCATTCGTGATGAATTGAAATTCTTTGCAAAGACTCATATTAATTCAAATAGCGGCAATACTTTTAAAAGCATTATATTATTAAATGCTGATAAACTGACTATTGATGCGCAGTCCGCACTACGTAGATGTATTGAGTTATTTAGTCATAATACGCGGTTTTTTATTGTTGCCGAGGACAAATATAACTTAATGAAACCAATATTGTCGCGATTTTGCGAAATTTATGTACCTGAACCGGTTATAAATGGAGCAATTGTTAATTTGTACAAATACAATTTGAATAATGTATTTAATATGAAAGATATCAAAGTAGCGCGATTAGATTCATTAAAAAAAGAGTTGGTTAAAACTGTAAATAAAAAAATAACGCTCGAGCAGTTAATTGCGCTTTGTACAAAATTATATGAAAAAGGATATAGTGGTTTAGATATAATCCAACTATTAGAAAATCACAAGTTTTTAGAATCGACGCTTACAATGGAAAAACGTTATGAATTATTAATTGCCTTTAACCGAGTGCGAAAGGAATTCAGAAATGAGAAACTATTGATATTATTTATTTTGAATTTTGTTTTTTTGAATTCAGAATTATCTTTAGAAAACATTAGTTTTATGTAAATTTTTACAAAAGGTAATTTTTACAAACTTGTAATTATATATATAATATATATGATGGAATACACACCTATTACATTAAATCATGGTTTAAATGATGTAAAAAAATCATCAACAAAATTTCGAGGTGGTAAAACTATAAGAAGAAAAATAAGAAAACAAAAAAAAAATAAAAAAAGTAGAAAAACTTCAAATCAAATGAGAAAAATCAGAAAAAATAAGATTAGACCAATTATATACGGTGGCGCATCACTTAAACAATATGGTATAGCAACTGCCTTAAGATCTTTGATTTTTACTTATTTTCCCCACAACAAAGGTTTTGAAACAATCAATTATTATAACCCAGAGTTGAATAAATATGAATTATCAAATAGATATACTACTGTAATGGATTTATTAAATCAAATAGTTCATAATGACGATGGTAGATCTACTTTACCACGCGAAGATAAATTTGGTAATTTTTTAACATATTCAAAAGATTTAGACATAATTCTAAGTGATATAATATCAGAAATCAAACAGTATATTTATAACCCAAAAGTAATTAATAGATTTAGTCCTAAGGAAATAAATGAAATTTCGGATTTAATAAATAGCATTCACGATGAATTGGTAATAACTACAGGTCTTAGTTCCGAAAAAGTATTACCAGAACAATTAACAGCAAATGTAGCGTCAGCGAAAAGAGACAATCCTGGCAGAACAAGAATTTCAGTAGCAAGTATATTTTCAAAAGTATCTTCTAATGATAGACAATCTAAATACCCAAAAATGTGTGACTATTTAAGAAGTATGTTTCCAGAAAAATCAGATAAAGCGTCTCGTATTGCATTTGATTTTTTTGAAAATACCCCTATGAGTAAAGAAGATTTGGCTGAAATATTAGATTTATTTAAACAATCTCTAGATGCTGGATATATAGGACCTGAATATGGTGATGAAATACAAAAATTAGAAGAAGAAATAGACAAAAAATAAATTATTTTATTTTATAATTAGTTTAAAAAAATAAAATATAAAAATACTATTTAGTAATTATGGATGATTTTAACGTAAGTTCGCTTCACGAATCAAAGAATGAATGGGGTGCCCGTCTTATTACTATTTTGACGCCACTAATTATCGATGGATACAAATCTATTTTAGACGAAGCCATAAAATTATGTAGGGATAATGGTGAAATGGATAAGTACCTAATGACATTTCAAAATTTTATTTCGAGAATCCCCAAATGGAATCAAACAATTATTGAAACAGAAAGAAAAAGAATTTGTGACAAATCCGGATGTTCTTATTTAGAAGATTTAGTCACTTGTGTTCATATTATTCAATTGAAAATTTTGACTGCTATGCGTGTAGGACAGAAACAGAAGAAGGTTGATATTAAAGTGCCTAAGTTGGATGATTTTATTCACAAGACATACATCAATGTAGCGCGCAAAGTCTATAAAAATGTGTATTTATTTGAAATTGGTATTCCACCCTTAAACATTCAAAAAAATCATAGAGAGTTGGAAATCATTGTTCAAGAATGTATTTTGAACACACTAAGAGAGAGTATTCCAGTTGAAGCAATTTTGAAGGCGTATATGGATGAAACAATTGAAGAAGATGTTATTGAAGAAATTAAAGAGCAAATTATTGAACAACCTAAACCTCAGATACAACAAGAACAAATTCCAACCAATAGTGCTGTAAATACAAATAATAAGGTTGGTTTTAACGATATTGATTATGTTTCTACTAGTGATGGACAAATACAAAATGTAGTAGTACCAAAAACATATGAAAATTTGGATTATATCAGCAATATGAGAGCAGAACAAAGAAAAATAGATGAAGCAAATGATGATTCCGATGATGATAATATTAGATTGAATATATCAAGTGAACCAGTTAGTTTAGATTCTTTAGGATTATTATCTATCGAGGAACCTAAATTGGATTTATTACCCGATTTGTTGCTAGATGAAATTGAAGTTTTAGATTAAATTAAATTATAAAATTATAAAAATTATAAAATTATGATTTGCGTAAAAAGATAAATAATATATACAATAAGTATTTTAAATGGATAACGTATTTATTATTGCGGCAATAGTCTCAGTTATTTTTGTTATAGCAAAATTTATTGAAATGAGATTTGTTGATAGAGAGGCGAAACCATTGAAATTTTTAATTCGTGATGCGCTTTTAGTATATATTAGTGTTATAATCGGTTATTTTATTTTAGGTCAGTTGAAACCAATTATTCAGGATGGTGGAGTTATTGCGGCGCCACAAGTTTTCACAGGTAATCCTGAGTTTTAACGTCCGGTCCAAACCTTAATAATTGGACGCGGTAATTTATTATTTTTAACATCTTCTTCATAATTTTTGTATGTGTAATTACTAAAATTTTGATACTTAAATATAAAACCTAATAACGACTTTTTTTTAGTAATAAAAGGATATTCGCTGTAAAAGATTACCCCCATAACTCGTTCAAGACAACATCTGTCTTTTCTACAAGTAACCACAGATGTCATTTTTGATATTTTGTATTTTCTCTCTAAATACAATAAAAAATCATGGTTTATAAATGATTGTGACCCAAAACAACCAAACCAATTGAACTTATCAATACCAAGGACTTTATTGTGTAATGTTAATTTGTTTATAATTTCTCTAGAATTATTTAAAACACTGGCTATTTGTACTGAATTGTTTATACATTCATTATCAGAATAGAAATGCCAAAATGGCAAGACATTAACACCAATTAGTTTTTCAAAATTAATACGAATATGGAAAAAAACACTATCGTGAATTATAACCGCATTATCGAAAAACTTGCGTTTAATAAAATAATAATAAGGAAGCAGTTCGCCGCGACCAGGAAATTCAGATTCGATTACTTCAATATTGTCATAATTGTAAAAAGGTACAACAAGATCTTTGTTACTGTTATCATCAATGATAACAATTTTTTTATATGGATAAAAACGCCGAATACATTGAACACAATTATTCCAATAATTATTGGTTAATTCCGAATTAACATGCCTAGTAATAATAAATCCATAATCATTCATTAATAATATAATTTATAATATTAATGAAAAACTTACTAATTTAAAAATAAATATAATGGTGTCTAAACCAAAACAGGTATTTTATCAATATCTATTACATCATTTGGGACAGTTCCTTTAAAATTAGCGTATGCTTTGAATTCAGGTCGTTCTAATTGTGCTTGAGGAGTGTGATTATGAACACATCGAGCAATCATTTTATACAATTTAAAATCAGGATAACGATCTTGTCCGTTATTTTTATATAAAACATTAATGCCTTTATCATCTAGACACCATTCCACGATAAGACGCTTAACAGGGTCGCATTTGGCAAGGTCTTTAACCTCTGACATGTCTTCTACTACATAATCAAAAATAGAACAGGCTAAGCGACATAAATCGAAACTGTAATTAGGTTCCAAACGTGGTTTCTTTTCATTGAAATATGGTTCGGTGTTGTATTGTGTGGCGGCGTCGTTGCCAATTTGGAAACTATCACTACAAAATAGTTTGCCATTGTATTTGTAAATACTTCTACCAAAATCTATTATTTTAAATATTCTGCCAAATGTTGGTACCTTGTAGTATTGTTTTTTGTAGCAATAGTAAATAAATTTTTTATCAGTGTAATTATACATTACATTATTAGAATGTAAATCATTGTGAGTGAAAGCAAAAGATTTTTGATAAGTTATTAAAATCATTATTATTTGCATAAATGCCGACATCCATTCTTCTTCTTTTAAATCATTTGATAAAATTAAATCGTCAAATGTATTTTCACAAAATTCCATACAAATAACTTGAACAGGAAATTCTGGTATAATAGCATTTATTCTCTCTTCTTCATAACTCTCATCATCATCTTCTAATGCGTTTGAGTCTTCATCTACCCATTCTGTATCATCTACTTCATTTGTATCTTCTCCAATTATATTATCATCATTTTCATCAACCTTTTCTAAAAGAGGATCACAGTTATCACAGTTATCACATTTATCATCATTTTCACCATCAACAGTGTACGATGTTCTAGATGAACAAGTTGAATTTGATTTTAGCGAAACTTTATTATCATTATCATTTGTCATATTTGAATTTGTAATGTCAATTAGTTCAGCAAAATCACCACCTTTTAAGTCTTCCAAATTCACCAATTTGTTATCATCATTAAACATATCCTCAAATATTTCATTGTCAAATGATTTAATAGATATATTTGATTTAACTGATGAGTTATGTTCTATTTTAAGCGGTTTTAATTTGGTCTCTTCATTTTGAAACTGAAATAAATGGTCGTAATTATCTACTTTAAAGAGCGAATTCTTGTTTTTATTAAAAAAATCAGAGTTATTCAGGTAATCAATATCATCGTAAATATTCAAAACAAAGTTGTTCTTTACTGCTAAAAAAGAACCGTAATAATCAACGCCATGTTGGAAATTATTATCATAAATTAGGTTACTAGAGAGAAATAAAAATAGACCATCAACATATGCCGAATTATTCATATCTAATATTTTACTATTACATTGTGTTTCGTCTGAATTAATACTGGGTAGATTCAAAATTTTATCATCATTACTGTATTTTCCAATTAAATATTTAAAAGGATCTAATAATGGCGCCAGTTTGAAAAATACATCCTTATCCTTAACCTTATTGGTATTGATATTTTTAATGCGACAACTATATAATTTATTATAGTCATTATTACTATCTTCACTTTTATTTATATCTTCATTTTTATCATCTTCATTTATAGATGAAATATACCATTTGTGATTCAAATTTATATTATTGTAGTTGGTATCATTCAAACTAAAGAATCTGTTGTAAATTGGAATATAATTTTGTGTTTTAGAGAGAAACAAAGATGTTGAACTTTCTAAACCTTTAAAAAGTTCGGTGTTCTTCCTTTTTTGATAATTGATATTTATCATTATTAGGTATTTAATATATAAATTATATGTGTTTTTAACTTATTATTTATACAAAAGTGTTATTCATATTTTTTGAATTTACTTCTCTCTTAATAACTACATTAAGAGAGAATATAATTGCGTTTTTTATTGTAATTAAAATTTTATACAATATAATATATGACGCTTGAATTAAAGAAATTTGATATGAAAAGCATTAGTTTCAAACCAAATGAGAATAAAGGTCCTGTTGTTGTTTTAATCGGAAAGCGTGATACCGGTAAATCTTTCTTGGTAAGAGATTTATTGTTTTATCAGCAAGAAATTCCAATTGGTACCGTTATTTCGGGAACAGAAGAAGGTAACGGGTTTTACGGAAAAATGGTTCCCAAATTGTTCGTCCACAATGAATATAATACTGCTATTATTGAAAATATTTTGAAACGACAACGCACTGTGTTGAAACAGATCAAAAAAGAAATGGAAACATATAAACGCAGCACTATTGATCCTCGCGCATTCGTCATATTAGATGACTGCTTATATGATAACACATGGGCGCGCGATAAAATGATGCGCTTACTCTTTATGAACGGTGAATGTTTGCCGGAGTCATTTTAAAAGAATGGCTAGTTTACTGCTTATTAGCATTAAGCAACACGTCCAAATTGCGGAGACGTCTTGTAAGGTTTATACTACTAAATTATTATAGAAATATAATAATGGCTTATGCTAATCACATAAGGTATAGTAAAAAGGTATAAAATAGAGATAACCCGCAGCTTGTCACCTAAGTCCGATATAGGTAAGGATATGGTGATAGTTCAACGACTAAATGCCCGTGGGGTTGAGAAGTCTAACCAACTTCGATGATGCCTTAAGATATAGTCTAAACCCATTCGAGAGAATGCTGTGCCCATTTAAAAAGCATAGATTTAATGATTTTAGAAGGAAATGTCTAAATGAAAATGGTATAAATTGAGACATTGGAAAGTAATGTTGGTCATAACAATGCAATATCCTCTCGGTATTCCGCCCACACTGAGAACCAACATAGATTATGTTTTTATTCTTCGAGAGAATTACATAGCAAATAGAAAACGAATATATGAAAATTATGCGGGTATGTTTCCAACATTTGAGTCTTTTTGTCAAGTGATGGATCAATGTACCGAAAATTATGAGTGTCTAGTGATAAATAATAACTCCAAATCCAATAAACTACACGATCAAGTGTTTTGGTACAAAGCAGACAGTCACGGTGACTTCAGATTGGGTTCAAAAGAGTTCTGGGAATTATCGAAGGGACTCAAAGATGAAGATGAAGAGGAGCAATATGACCCAAATTCGGTGAAAAAACGCGGCGGAGGACAAAAAATCAGCGTGAAAAAAGCGAATAAATGGTAAATCCACATTTAAATAAATCATTTTACTTTATTAATTTGAAATAAGGTAAAATACATTTTAGGTTTTTTAATTTTATTTTATATTTGTTTCACTACGTTAGAAAAGTTTGATTTACTCTTTCTTACTAGCAAAAGGTCCACTAACTAATTGACTCTGACCATTATCGGTTTTGCCAACAACAATATTCTCTCCTTCAAACAATTCCATTTGAATATCTGCCGAAGAAATATTATCCTTATCCTTCAATCCGAACTCTTGGGTACTGCCATTATTGACACCAATTAGATTACCCTGCTCGTCAATCGACTGTGTCAATGAGTTACCAGATTTCTCAGCATTCTTGATGTTCTCCTCAATCGCCTTCTTCTTGCTCTCCTTAACACGCTGATCAAATGCGGATTTAGCGTTAGACTCATTCTTGGTCTTCTCGTGCATCAACTGGTTAAGTTCCTCCTCCATATACTCAACACGACCAGTCTTATACGCTTCAGGTTCCCAAGGCATCCACAAACCAACAGGACCAACCATAATATCGTGATTAGGGTCAATCTCTCTAAGCATTTTACATCTCAACTCCGCCTCTTCAATTGTGGGATAACTGCCGCGAATTTTTATACCACGAGTACTAGTTTGGAAATTATGTGCAGCACCAAATTCCTTCTCCAATAACTCCTCATTGTTATCAATGTAGGTCTTGTAATCATCCTCCATAGTTGTCTTGGTCAAATTATCCTTTTCCTCCTTAACAAACTCTTTGAAGTCATTGGAAATATCATCAAAAGAGACATTATATTTAAAGGAGATGAAATTCAAAAACTGAACAAACTTCTCCATAGATTTATTCAAATCCCACTTCTTTAGGAATTGTTCAAAAAAGAACATATGTTTTTGTTTAATAATGTTTTCGGGAGACACAAAAGATACACATACAAATTTTTGTCCGGCAATCGGTTTGTCCTCTTCTAATAAGTCAACATATTTAGGGTTAGGTTTTCCATTTACTTGTTTTCTCTCAAAACCTTTCTTGGCAGAGTTCTTTTCTTTAGAGCGATCCATTTTAATAGAATTAAATAATTATTTTTAAGTTTTTTAGCGCATTTATTATTTTTTTCTTATTATTTAATATAATGAACGGATTAGTTAACGTTGGTGAACTTGTTAAAAGAATCATTAAGTACCTTGTTGAGGGTTTGATGGTGGCTATCGCCGCCTATGCGATCCCTAAACGTTCCTTGAATATTGAGGAAATTATTTTGATTGCATTGACTGCTGCGGCAACATTCAGCATTTTGGATACATACATTCCCAGTATGGGTGTGACTGCTAGATCAGGCGCTGGTTTCGGTATTGGCGCTAACTTGGTTCGCTTCCCTGGCGGTTTTTAAAGCGTAGCAACTTATAAAGCGTAGCGACAGTTTAAGCGCATCTTTAAAAAATGTTATAGAATGAATAATTTTAATGTAACATATTATATTTTAGTCTAAATATAATATATTATGCCTAAAACAAAACATAGATATCGTGATGATATATCTTCAATTAGTAATAATAGTTCAATGCGCGATATAAGCGTTGGAACTCTTGATAAGAGTGCTATATCTTCAATTGGTAATAATAGTTCAATACACGATATATCTTCTATTGGCACTCTTGATAAGAGTGATATATCTTCAATTGGTAATAGTAGTTCATTACGTGATATAAGCGTTGGAACTCTTGATAAGAGTGCTATATCTTCAATTGGTAATAATAGTTCAATACACGATATATCTTCTATTGGAACTCTTGATAAGAGTGCTATATCTTCAATTGGTAATAATAGTTCATTACGTCATATAAGTCCAAATGAATCATTTGATTATAGCAATGATGACACTATGTCTATTATTGATAATGATGAAGGTGAACAACATTATTTAAGCGACGATGAATCATTTAGTGATAGTGATGATGACGATTTTCAGAATTTACCACCTGTTTCTCTTTATAAATCAAATAACACTACACGTGCAGATGAAGATAGTTCACAAGATAGTTTACAAGGCAGTTTACATCTTTCTGATTTAATGGGTGGTAGAAGGAGAACAAGAAAGGGTAGAAAGGGTAAAAAATCTAAAAAATCTAAAAAATCTAGAAAGGGTAAAAAATCTAAAAAATCTAAAAAATCTAGAAAAAGCAGAAAAACAAGAAAAATGAGAGGTGGCGCACTATTTGGAACCGGTGTTGGCGCAAATAATTACGACCCAAACTATTCTATTTACAATACTCGAGAACTATCTTTGTTCCCATATAAACCAAATTAAATCCAATAATATAATTTATTCTAATATTTATGAATTATATTATTTTATTTTTTAGATCTTCTAGATTTTTTACTCTTCTTCATTTTTTTCATAACCTTCTTAGTCTTTCTGGTCCTCTTGATTTTTCTTGTTTTTTTATATCTTCTTCCTCCATGATTAAAATTTAAATCAAGAAGATCGCCTGCGGAAGAACTTGAAGAAGACTGTATTGTGCGAACTTTTGCAATTGGCACATATATTCCTAGACCTTCAGGACATGCTCCATCGCAATCATGTTTTCCATAATCTCTATATGTTTCATCTAAACAGATACCAACAAAAACCCCTGTTTTGCCTTGATATGTACCAACATATACCGCAGTTCCATTTATAGTTACGTAATCCGCATTAGAACTTGACCTATTTTTAACAGTTGTTTCTACTCGATCTCCTATAGAAATATGAGGAGGAGGAGGACCAGCGCTGCTACTTCTAGACATTTCATTTGGATACGGAGTAGCGTAAGGAACATTTGGAGACTGTAATCCTAATAGTGTGCCTTGACTAGTTTGAGTTGGGCGACTACTTGATGCCGAGACGATCTGTGGAGATGCTTGAGACGGGCGTCCCCTGCTGAAATCCAGTTGTTGATAAAAAGGTAATTTTCCTGTGGCTGCCATATAACCTTTAGAAGGAAATCTACTTTTTTGTGAAGGAACATAAATTTTTTCCGCATCTATTTCTGCTTCTTTATCGTATTCCATTTGTTCTGAAATATCACCTTCAGGTCCAAACTTATAAGGATCCTGAGAACTACCAACTGCTAAATCATCAACCCTTTCACCAGGAATAACTATACTAGATCTATATTGGTCTAGAGTATCCATAGAAGCAACTGGTTTTCCTACCCTACCACTTAAAAACTTCTTTTCTAATTCACTACTTCTTTGAATTCCTGCTAGTCTCTCGGAACTTGCCTGAGTTAGTATTTGACAATCTGCTTTTATTTCATCGCTTAATGCTGTCATCCACTGACCCATATTAATTTCGCTAAGAGGAAAAGGTTCATCGGGAAAAGACGCAACAAGTGTTATAATTTCATCCCTTGAATAAGAACCTGCCGGTGTACCACTTCTATTATAAAGAGCAAAAAATGATACTAACGCATCAGATAACTGAGAACGATTTGTTATTCCATCTGCTCTTGCCATTTCTGTTATTAATGTGTGTCCATATGCAGTAGAATCTTGTGAAGACAAACGCATCGCTAAATACGAAATCGCCCACATATTGGTTGGAAAAGGAACAATATCTTGAACAGGAGCATTTAGAGGGTTTCTATCAAATATGAGTGCGAATAACCATCCATACATCACATTAATGTATCTTAAATCATTTTTTGTAGTTACCAATTGTCTATACTCCTGAGCAGCGTCACGACCCAAAAGATTCGTAACTTGCGTCGCTATATATTGTGGTCCTCCTGTATACTGTGAAGCAGTATTAAATGATATAATTTCAGAAGCATATATGATAGCCATTAATGATGTAATTTTACTTCTATGTTCTAATGATGCTCCTGCGTTATTACTTAAAAGAACAGATAGAATTGAACCATGACCAGCACCATTGTCGCTAGGAATATTTTCTTGAAGAATTAAATCGTGTAATTCATTCTCAAGTGCTTTAGAAGCAGCCCATTTAATATCCAATGCCATATCAAGCAATGTTTTAGATCTTTCACCCTCTGGCGATGATCTCCATCTTGCGGAAGCTTGTAAAACTGGATGTGCGGTTTCAATATCTCTTCTACTTGGATCATATCCTTGTGAAGCTAATGCGAAACATGTTCCTTCTTTATCACCATTTCTAGCAACCCAAATAGCGTCTGAAAACCACTGGGCACCTGACGCTAGTGTTGTACAAAATCTTATCCATGTACGTCTCCAACCAGCGTCAGTTGGAATATTAGGAAGACCTGTATACAACTGCTGAAATTCTTCTTCAGTAAGCATCGCTTCTTCTTCTTCTGTAATACTTGTATCCATATAATATATAATATAGAAACAAAATAACTAAACCCTTTCTAAATTATAATAAATTAAATAGTAGGTATAAATTCCCAATCCAATTCTTCGCAAATTTTGCGCCATATAGAATCTTGTTCGATTCTTTTCTCTCTATCTTTCAACATTGGAAAATGTTCCAAATATTGCGTTTCGCCTAAAAGTTCACAAAGTTTATACGCGGTATAATAATAATTTAAAAAGTTTACTCTGTCATCTGGACAATATTTTGAGTATGGTGACTGCAACTCGATAAATAAATTACACAATGTATCTTCTAATTCAGGCGACATAATCGGCGGTTTAATACCCAATTTATCTTTAATAAATGGTATATGCTCGTAATACTTATTATACCCTAATTTTTTCAAAATCTCTTTGGTCTTGTTATTATTAATTTGCGATAAATCGATTCGTTCCTTTTTAATTTGTAATTTAATATTTTCAATAACCTCACTAGGAATTTGTGTAGTTTCCTTGCCTTGAAATTGCGCTAAAATCTCCTTAAAATGATTGATTCTTTTATAAGCGTAAAAACATACCTCCTTGGGTGGTTCTTTGTAAGACGGTTTCTCATTTTCGATTAAATAAGGAATACTTCTAAAACAAATATTACAAATTAACACACCTTCATCTTCGAGAGGAATTAATTCACCCTTATGACACACTTGGCAAATATCGGTTTGACAAATAAAAGAATTAATATCTATAAAAGTGTCATCAATGTTACTCAAGTATTTTTGTACAATATTATTTGTTTTATTTTGATTTATTGTATTGGCATTATCATCTTGTTTAATTTTAAAAAACGAATTTAGTATTTTATTTTTATCACTTATATTGTTGGTAGTTGTAGATGTTGAAATATTTTTTTTATTTTCAAAATAGTCAAAAATAAACTTAGAATTGTCTAGAAAATAATCCTTCTTTCGCGCTTTAATTTGTTTGATAGTCTCATTTATTTCATTGATTTTATCCTGATATTCTAATTGTTGTTCAATTGTGAGATTATCTTTTTGCAACAATTCTTTCAATTCGTATTTTTCTAATTGTAACTCAGGGATCCTATCATTTTCATCCTTAGAAAACTCATTTAAGAATTCCTTATGTTTACCATCAAGAGTAATAGAACTTTTTTTGTTGAATTTAATTTTTTTTGCCGATTTGGGTTTAAATGATGGCATTAGTTTCTTTTATTATTAATTAAACTTTTTTTAATTAATAATAGAGAGAAAATATATAAAAATTATAATTAAAACAAATTAAAAAATAAAAATTAAAAAATAAAAATTGAAATAAATTAAAAAATAAGTAATAATAATATAAAGAAAAAGATGGATTCGCTACTAGATACTATGTTTATTAAGAGATTTTGTTTGCCCGTTAATACTAACGTGGACGAATATGAAAATGGTGAAGCAAATATTAATTCGTGTGTATGTGGTCCAGCAAACCATATTGCGTGCGTTTTGAAAGGGAAAGACCGCTAACCTGAACAAGTCAACCGTTTTAAGTTTTGGTATTAATATGATGGGTGATAGTGAAGGTATACAACCAGGTATTCACGCTGAGCATAATGCTTTATTAAAATTAAAACCTACAAAAAATAAAAAGAGATTAGAACCGGTCAATTTACTAGTTGTCCGTTTTTCAAAAACAAATAAACTACAATCAAGTAAACCGTGTAGTAATTGTATTCAAATATTGGAGTCAATGCCGGAAAGAAAGGGATATAAAATTCAAAACATTTATTATTCAAATAGTGATGGGAATATAGTAAAGACAAATTTAACGTCTTTACAAAATGATGAGCAACATTACAGTAGATATTATAGAAATTGTAGAAGGTAAACTAAAAATAATATAAAAAATTGATATAAATTTTTTTTAACATTATATACAATATTTATTTTATAATGCAGCAGTCAAAATTAGATAATTATTTTAAAATAATACCTAAATACGATGAACGTAATAAAAAATGCTTTATTTATGACCCTTTAAACTATAAAGCATTTTTCGAGACAAAACCCGAACCAACAGATAAATTTATAACATCTAAATTAGATATCAAACTATTTTATCGAGATCCAAAGACGGATTTAGATATCGACATACCAACTATTAACTGTAAATATAGTATGCCTCTTATAAAATCTAATCTACAAAAAGCGGTACGACGATGTGATAATCAAATCGCAATTCAATCGGCGCTGGTTCTTATACAAATGGCGCCAATGGAACTTTTAAGACGTCTGCCTATTATCTATATTGAAGATGTATGTTTAATGGATTCATATTCTATTGTTGTTTGGTTAATGATGGCAGATAAAGATTATGGTGCGCTTAAAAAGAGAGATATTGATATAATATTAAATATTATTAATTCACTCTGTAATTGTAAATCATATTTTAATTATATTAAAAACGATTATAGTTATGCTTTTACGCATGAAAGTTTACAATTTGTTCCAAATGGTAGTCAACTATTATCAGTATATTATCGTAGCGAATATGGTGGAATGAAAGGTGATATGCAAATGTTAAGGGTTTCAATTGATTATTATAGAATGCGTCCGGCAGAAGTTAAAAATACAGAATACGGGAATATTAATTATAATTTAATAGAGAGAGAAATAGAAGTATTAGTTGAAGCAATAGATTTTCATTGCTATCCATATATGTTAAATATTTTGAATAAACTTACACATGTTAATAAAGAAATTATAAAGACGTGTATATGGTTTGTCGAATCAGGTTATAATGTAAGAAAACCTGAAACTCAAGAATATTCAAAAGAGTATGAAGAGAGAGTTGAATGGAAAAAAATAGAAAAGCATTTGGAAAATGTTAGATGCGAATTAATCAAATAATCAAATATAAGAACTTAAACAAGTTTAAAATATATAATGTTTTTCTATTTTTTTATTAATGGAATTGGATATTAAGATTAATTTAGATTCTTTGAAGGATTTAGAAAATAACGCTGATTTTAAAGTTGACGCCATTAAATTCCAAAAAATGTTGTTATTATATAACACCATTGAGCAAGGATGGTCTGTAAAAAAGCGCACAGGATCTTATGTTTTTACCAAAAACCATGAAAATAAAAAAGAAATATATGATGATTCCTATTTATTAAAATTTATGAAAAGCAATTTGGACTTGAATAAAATAGTTTCTTAGGTTTTACACCTTTTAATATTTAAAACGTCAAATTTATAAATAGTAAAAAGGTATAAATGATAATATATTATAAAATAAAATAATATATTATAATATATGAAAACTAAAGGTAATCGTAAATCAAAAAATTTAAAAAACACAACAAACCAAAATAAAACAATGAAAAAATCAAATAAAATAAACTCTTGCAATGAATTCTGTAAAAATGTTTATGTTTATGAAATAGATAAACAAAATAAAGAACGCCTAAAAGGAAGCAATGTTGCTTATAACCCAAAAATAGGCAGAGGTTTTAGAATATCTACTTGTAAAAAAAATTTTTGTAATAAAAATTGTAAAAAAACTTATAAGTATTATGATAAAGAAAGCGAAAAACTTTTTAAAAAAAATATAAAAAATAATTTCATAACAAATATGAGACCAGAACTAATAGAAAAAATGAAAACAAAAGGTGCTATATCATATTGCGACGGTTTTGTTTATAATCCATTTAATAAAAATAAATAATCGACGTTTGAAATGTTAAAAGGTTTTAAAATAAATTCATATTTATTAATTTACAAATAAACATAAATTATTTTTAAGTATTTCAATTTTTACATCCAAAATCAAAAAAATTGAAATAAATTTTTAACCATTAAAGAAATGTATTAATTTATAACCATATCAACGTTTCAAACTATTATTACGATTACGATTACGATTTAATAAAATGTCCGAATTAACTTACATTTCAAGTATTAATGTTTTGTCCAATATTGAGGATTTAAAAGTAAATATTATTAAAACTCTTGCTAGGTGGTTTCCGAATAAATATGTCTTCAATACAGAGAGTCTAGAGAGTTGGGTAAAAAAAGATGGAAGTGAGATTGATATACTATATGGCGATAGTTTTCAATTTGAATTATGTATGTGTGATACAAATATATATAAACTCGGTATGTATGCTGTGGGTTGTTATAGACGCCATGGAACCACTTTTGACTTCTATGAATATATTCTAGATAACTTAGAATATCAACTCAAGTATCCTAAAAGTGAGTTCGCCACTATGTCAGATTGTTACGATGCGTCTCAAGATACTATCGCAGAAACATTCCTTTACGACGACTGGGAAGATCATAGACAAATGTCTTATTATAAAAATACTGGATTTATTCCGCCGGGTGGCGTTGACGCTGGTAAAAAGACTTCGTTTGAAGATGAAGAGGATGATGAAAGTGAATATGATGATGAAAGCGAATATGATGATGAAAGTGAATATGATGATGAAAGTGATTATGCTAGTGAAGTAGATGAAAATGAAGTCATTATGAATATGAAATTGTGTGATATGACTGATGTACAGATTGAAAAATATTGCGAACTGATTGGTCAGTTCCCGCGTGATGAATGCAACGAATGGTCTATGAACTATTCTGGTGGTCCTATTCTTAGATACTCATATTGCAAGTTTATTCAATGGGGTATAGAAGACAAAACAGTATCCAATATTACCATCAGTTGCGCCACATTTGATCAAGTCACATTCACAAATTATGTCTTTAATAACGTCAAATTCGAAGAATGTGTTTTCAAGGATGTTGTTTTAAATAACACTACTTTTAAGAATTCCAAATTCATTGATTGTGTTTTCGACTCAAGCATAGTGCCCGACGACTCATGTGAAGTAATTACATACGAGGACTATATTGACGAGGATGATTACTACAAGGACTCTGATGAGGAGTCTAATCATCAGGAGTCTGATGACGAAAAAGACCAGCGCCACTTATACTAAATCTAGCATAACTCAGTTACTAAAAATTATTATTATTATTATTATTATTATATAAATTTGTTAATTAATTAAATAAAAAAGATAAGGGATATTCCCTTTTTTCATCAAAAATTATGAAATGAATATTCATTATTTTTACAAATATAAATATTTTGTATTTTTTGTGTATCAATGATTTTAGAAATATTTATTTGGATTTCATTTAACCAATCAAATTTATCATTATAAACATCATTTTGTAGTAAGCGAATTATGGAGAATCCATTTTTATTAGCGCAATCAGTCTTATATTTATCTTTTTCTATTTGGGTTTCAGGTGAAGTCCAATTAGAAACTTGTGTAAAATGTTGTTCGCCGTCAAGTTCGATAATAATTTTTAATTCTTCTATAGCAAAATCATATGGTAAACAGAACTTATTTTTACACCATTCCACCTTATATTGTCTTTTAATTGTTGGATAAATTTCTTTTATTTTTTCATAAAATTTATATTCAGTTTTGTTAATACAACTAGGACAACCGTGTTGTAAAAGATGAACAAATGGTTTTTGTAAAAACTCCCCGTGTTTTTTACAAATTATAATTATACTTGTATAATTATTTAGATAATCAACTTTAGAATAATCATATTTATTACCGTGTATTTTTTCCGCTTTTTCAATAAATTCTAATATATCTAATTTAACATTATTAGAGCATTTTGGACATCCACATTTTCTATTTATATGAAAATCTGGTATTTGAGTAAATTCACCATGTTCTCTACATATTATTATAATTTGTGTATCCGCATTTATGTATTCAACTTTTGAATAATCATACTTATTATTATGTATGATCTTTGCTTTTTCAATAAAAGAATGTGTATCTAACTTATAGTTCTTAGCACATTTTTGACAATTATAGTTACATAAATGGTTTGACGGTGTTTGATAAAACTCTCCGTGCTCTCTACATATTATAGTAACCTTTGTTTTCGCATTTATGTAATTAACTTTTGAATAGTCGTATCTATTTTTATGAATTTTGTTTGCTTTAGAAATAAATAATTCTGTTTTATCAGGGTGTAGTATCATTAATATACTATATAATAATGTTATAAGTTGTTTTGGTAACAAATTATTTCAATTTTATAAAAATATGACAATTGTAAAATTACATTATTGTTAATTAAATTTAATTAATTAATTTTCCAAAATATTTTTTTCTTTAGCATCTATATAAAATGGGAGGAGGACTTATGCAACTCGTGGCTTACGGAGCCCAAGATGTTTACCTAACTGGTAACCCACAAATTACCTTCTGGAAGGTCACTTACAGAAGATACACTAACTTTGCCATCGAATCGATTGAGCAAACATTTAACGGTCAAGCTGATTTTGGACGCAGAGTCCAATGTGTTATCTCCAGAAACGGAGACTTGGCTTACAGAACTTATCTCCAAGTTACACTCCCTGAGATTAACCAACTCATGGGTCTTGGAAACTACTCTACCGGCCAGAACACCGGTGTTTATGCCCGTTGGTTGGATTTCCCCGGCGAGCAACTCATCGCCCAAGTTGAGGTCGAGATTGGCGGTCAAAGAATTGATCGTCAATATGGTGACTGGATGCACATCTGGAATCAACTCACCATGACTGCTGAGCAACAAAGAGGTTATTTCAAGATGATTGGTAACACTACCCAACTTACCTTCATCACTGATCCCTCTTTCTCTGATGTTGAGTCTCCTTGCGACTCCTTGGCTCCCCGTCAAGTTTGCGCTCCTAGAAACGCTCTTCCTGAGACCACTTTGTACGTGCCCCTCCAATTCTGGTTCTGCACAAACCCCGGTCTTGCTCTCCCCTTGATTGCTCTCCAATACCACGAGGTCAAGATCAACCTTGATATCAGACCTATTGATGAGTGCTTGTGGGCTGTCACCACATTGAACTGCAACACCAACCCCTACGGTGGTGCTGGCGCTCAATACTCTGTTGGTCGCCCCGTTCCCGCCACTATCGCCTACAATCAATCTTTGGTTGCTGCTTCTCTCTATGTTGACTATGTCTTCCTCGATACCGATGAGAGACGCAGAATGGCCCAAAACCCCCATGAGTACTTGATCACTCAACTCCAATTCACTGGTGATGAGTCTGTTGGATCATCTTCTAACAAGATCAAGCTCAACTTTAACCACCCCGTTAAGGAGCTCATCTGGGTTGTCCAACCTGATCAGAACGTTGACTATTGCTCGTCTTTGACTTGCGATGCTCTCCTCTTCAAGGTCCTCGGCGCCCAACCCTTCAACTACACTGATGCCATTGATGCTCTCCCCAACGCTATCCATGCTTTCGGAGGTCCTCAATCAGTTGCTGCTGATTCTCGCGCTTACATTGATGCCCGTGGTTTGTTCCAAGATGCTGGTGCTCTTGACTACATCCCTGCCGCTGGTTTCACTGGATACTGGCACGGTCCCTCAAATCCTTACAATGAGGTCAACCTTGGTGGTGACGCTGTCCCTGTCAACGCTGCTGGTCTCCCCGCTTCTATTGTTGCTGAGCTCCAAGACTCTGGATCACACAAGGATAACTCTGGCGTCTCTGATGCTGGTACCTTCGTCCTCTCTGAGACCTCTTTGGACATGCACTGCTGGGGACAAAACCCCGTCGTCACCGCTAAGCTCCAACTTAACGGCCAAGATCGTTTCTCTGAGCGTGAAGGATCTTACTTCTCATGGGTCCAACCTTACCAATCACACACCAGATGCCCTGATGAGGGTATCAACGTGTACTCCTTTGCTCTTAGACCTGAGGAGCACCAACCTTCAGGCACATGCAACTTCTCAAGAATTGATAACGCCACACTCCAACTTGTCCTCTCCAACGCCACCGTTGAGGGAACCAAGACTGCCAAGGTTAGAGTTTATGCTACCAATTACAACGTTTTGAGAATCATGTCCGGTATGGGAGGCCTTAACCTGCGAATGATAATTCGTCTAATCAGGGCCGAAAAGCAGTATGCTATAGTAAAGCGACTTCTTACTATAGAAAACCATTTTGGGCGTCGCAAATTTTATCCCAGCCCAACTGCTAGTAATAGTTATTCACTTACTGTTTGACTATTGCGACATATCTTGTTGTTCGGGAAACCCCTTATAGCTTTTTCTACCAAGGATAAATACGAAAGTTTTATCTGGCCGAGAGTAATGAACTCGGGTAAGGTAATAATGAAAAAGATTGGGAAACCCGCATACCTACTACCTAAATCCGCTATGATAGGAAATGGTAGGGTGTCAGAGACTGAACGGATATGGGTCAACTATGAAGGTCTAATCAACCCGAGTTGGCTTAAGATACAGTCCTCCCCAATTGGAAACTTTTGGGAATAAGAGTGCTTATTCTAATTAAGCGCATGGTTACTTGTTACACATTTTACATTGTAATAAAATTGAATTAAATATTCATATTATGATAATTTTATAATATGACTACAATGGATTTTGAGAAATTAGAAATATATATTAAAAATAATTATAAGATTATTGAATTTAATCAGGGACACATTAAATCTAAAGGTATACACGCATATTATCATTTTAAAAATCCCTTTTGGAAAGTTATAAATGAAAACAATGAAGAAATTATATTAATGTATTGTGAAAAACAAACTTTATCTAAATTATGTCCTATAAGTTATCAAAAAATATTAAATTATGAAAAAGAAAATAATATTAAAATTACTTGGTTTGTTGCAGCTAATGGATATGTTACTGGAAATATTAAATTAACTATGCATCAAATAATAATGGATTGTTATGGTAATGGAAAAGGAACTAAAACTGTAAGTGTAGATCATATTGATAGAAACAAATTAAATAATTGTTATAATAATTTAAGATTAGCTACATTTGAAGAACAACATAGCAATTGTAAAGGTATTTTATCTGGAACAAAGAGAGAAAGAAAACACAACGCAAAAGATTTACCAGAAGGGATTACGCAAGAAATGATGAAAAAATATGTTGTTTACTATCATGAATGGTTAGATAAAGAACATACGAAAAAAAGAGAGTTCTTTAGGATTGAAAAACACCCAAAATTAGATAAACCTTGGTCTACAACAAAGTCTGAAAAGGTGTCAATTTTAGAAAAATTAACACAAGCAAATAAAGTAGTAGATGATTTAGAAAATGATATTTATCCTGAAAAAGATCAACAAACACTTCCAAAATATGTATCATTAGTTGTAACAAGAGAGAAACCACATCTTGTATATGAAAAAAGAATAGTAGATGGAAAAAGATTAAATGTTAAAATGGTTTTACCAGAAGAATATGATTTACACGACTAATTAGCTATTTTAAATGAAAAAATAAAAGAAAAATATGAAGGAGAATGTATATTATAAATCAAACTTAAATGTCTGTAAATAAAATAAAAATTGAATTTAAAAACTAGTATAAAAAAAAAGTATAATAATAAAGAAGATGAATAACTTTGAAACTGAAACTGTTAACATATATTTTAAGCAAGTTTATACTTGTAAAACGCAGACATATTGTATAAATCGTGACTACACGCTTGTACAACTATACGATTTTATAACTGCCAAAGCATATAGCGATGACTTTGGTATTGACAACAATAGTTACAAAATAGAAATAGTTGAAGCAGGGCAATTTAATAATATAAATGGACGTGACGCTGAATTGGCGCCGGCGTTGGATCCAAATGCGGAAATAACATTACGAGAAAAGTATGGTGACCGTATAGACCGTACTGTCTTTTATATTAGACCAAAATTATTTATAAATATTCCTGAAATAAATTATGACGAAATGACTCATGACGAAATGATTGTAATGGCACCAAGAACTTAATTATTTATAAAATATTTACAATTAATTAATTAATTATTTTATAATCCATCAAAAAGTCTACCTATATCCTTACACCATCTTTATAGTTTTTCTTCTTTTTGTCCTCCTTTTCTTACTAGTTTTTTTATAGGTTCTTTTTCTTTTATTACCAGTTTTACGCCTTTTTAAACCACCATGACCCATAATTCCTAATTCTTCTCTCTGTATATCTTCTATTTTTTGATTAATAGTATCTAATATTAAATCTGAAGGTTGATTATGATCGAGATCATTTAAAAAATCTTGTAATTCTCCTTCAGCATATTCGAAATCATCATGGTTTGTTCTTAAAATTATTATCCATAATCTACCTATGGCATTTTTTATATTATCTTGATGAATAAATGTATCTATACTAGTGCGCGTTGCTTGTGGAATTGAACTATAATTGCTCATTTATATAACAAATGAAAAAATTTTTGTTATATAATATTTTAAATTTAAATTTATATTTTTACATTTTATACATCAACCGATTCTTCCTGAACAATCTTTACATATTTATTATCTTCATACTTCACATTATTACAATTAAACAATTTATTCATATTAATAATTTCAGGTTTTTCGGTATCTGACGTAAATAATTTCGCAATTTGCGCATCATCTCTAAAACGCACTGTGTACGTTTGCTGAATATTATTACGCCCAATTCGTCCCATACCTTGAATAATTTTTTCCTGCGTTAAATCTAAATCTTTACTTAAATAACCATGACAAAACTGATAATTAGTTCCATAAATATAATCACTTGACGCAATAATCATATATAATTTCTGTTCATCTGCCATCTGCTTCATAATCTCAGTATACCTAATATTTTCGTGATTAATAAACACTCCGATTCCCATCAGTAGCAATATTTTCCAACTATCTTCAATTCCATTAAGTGTCATTATATCATTAACTGTATTGTCATCTATATCACTTGTAAATGATCTTGAAGTATCTAAATTGCTAGTAGTCCATTTTTCAAGATGGTCTTTCTTATTAGGAATAAATATATCATTTAATGCGGCAGTTTTAATTAAACCTTTTAAGTCGCTTATTTCTTGTGAAATTTTCTTCATCAAATTTTTACTGGAAAATTCTTCATCATATTCTCTATTGAATTTACGAATATCCTTTGTCGATTTGTTTCTTCCTGATGCGCTACCAGAACCAGTGAGATTTTTCACAGTGGACTCAATTTTCTCTTTTTCAATGTCATATACACTTTCCAATTCAGCAAGTTTTTGATTAATAACATTGTTGTACTCAATCTTTTTCATAATATCTTCCATAACAACTGACGGAATATTTGCTTGCTGTATACAAAACTTAGCAATTTTTTCAATATCATTTGACATAAATATGGTTGGACCATCTGTCAATGTATACGCATCTTTGGTTGTAATATATGCCCCTGATGTACCAACTGGTAATTGTTGTTTTACAGGAATTTGTTCGCTCGAAAGACGTGACAATGTAGAACCTGCTAAACTTTTCGAATTGAATACAGTTGTGCTTGCGGAACCAAGACTTCTAGATTTAGTAATTTTATTACCATTTACATCAACCGTTTCATTCGACAAAATTCTAGGTTTTCGTATTGTTGTAAAATAATTGTACACGATAGGCCAGTTTTCCTTAGTAATACTTTTCAATAATTTTATATAATACAATTTAATATTTGTCATATTAATATCATCGAGTGTCTCAAAATGCCTAACTAATTCCATTCTCTTGCCTGCCATATTATTTTTAAGCACATAAGTAATAAACTCAACAACTTCTTTTAAATCAAAATATCGCAACAATGTCAAATAATTTTCACAATGTTCAATAATTTTTAAAATAGTACTATGGTCACCACTTAAATAATGTGGTAGTACTACATAACCATCTTTATTAATAATAGGAATCGATTTTTTACAGTCGTGACTAACAATATTATATATATTAGCATTTTTATGTTTCTTAAATTTATTTAAGAAATCAGGTATGGTCTCAGTGAGTTCATTCATTTTAGGCAATGTTGCCGACGACAAAACTATATTGGGTATTAAATTCTCACTCCAGTTTTGTTTAATTGTCTCATGAAATTCATGATTTGAATAGTCCATTGTTATCGTTGGTTCATCCCAATAAGTAACTAAATCGAAAACGGAAGTAGTGAAGGCGAGCATATAATACATAGCAGGCAAATATGACTTGATATCGCAAATCATAATTTCTACATTATCACCAACGCTATTATCGACTTTTCCAATTCCACCACTACGTTTATTTATAGAGTATTCTTTTGCGGCAAAATAGTGTAACCGAATGTCAGCAGAACTCGAACAACCAAATGCAAACGCTACTTTTTTATTCACTGAGATAGCAGATCGCGCCAACTGTAACCCAACGTGTCGCGCCGCGCATACAAATATTACCTTCTTATGCTGTGATAAAGCAAGCGGAGTTAGTGTTTTTCCTGTTCCAGTTGGTGCCATATATAATATTAATTTTGGTCCTTGATTTTTAAAAACAGTAAATATTTCCTTTTGATGTTCATACAACATTAAATCACCGTATTTTAATAGATTCGTATTTTTCTCAATTAATTCAACACCATTTTCAATTAGATCAGCAATATCTATTTCGTTTGCTAGTATATCTAATATAGTTTTTGTTAAAGTCTCGATAAATTTATTTAATCTATGAATGTTGTTTCTAATTAACTTGTATAATGTATAATAGTTTAATGAGTAGACATTTTTATTTTGTGTTTTTCTTCCCTCTAACATTTTGTTAATATGTAATAGAAGTGTATTCTCATAAACATCCGAATTCTTTATCGCTTCTTCATCATTTCGCTCCAAACGAATTTTATCTGCCGAATTTAATCGCACAATACCGTCAACCTCAATTTTCTTGTATTGCGGATGTATTTTTTTTATCTCATCTTCAATTACTTTTACTCTTTCCCGAAAATATTTATTATATACATATTCTTCAACCTTTTCATTATATTCAATTTTCAAATACATAAAAATCGACTTATTGTTATTAACTCGTATATTTACATTATCAAAACCTGCTATAATTAATTGTAATATTTCTAACTCTGATTTAGAAACGGGTACCTCAATAGAGTCCCATTCTGATTTATTTAACTTTCTTTGTTTAAGATCCATTTTAAAATTGGGGTAACTGTGTGTGTATTATTATATATTCTATTCTTTAAATTTAATTTCTAATTCAATTTTTTTTAAAATTGAAATAAAATAATATAAACAAAATTATTGTATATATCATAATAATCTAAAATGGCGAATATTTTAAAAATGTCGGATACTTATACTTTTATTTCAATTGAGGGGAATATTGGATCTGGTAAATCTACATTGTTAGCAAATTTACGAGAGCATTATAAAGATAATTACAATATTATATTTTTGAAGGAACCTGTTGACGAATGGGCGAAAATAAAAGATGTAAATGGTGTTACAATTTTAGAAAAATTTTACGCAGATCAGGAAAAATATTCATTTTCATTTCAAATGATGGCGTATGTTTCTAGAATAAAGGTACTTCGCGATACATTAAAAGAAAATCAAGAAAAATATAAGAATCTAGAGAAAAAGGATTATATCATAATTACCGAGCGCAGTTTATATACAGATAAGATGGTATTTGCGAAAATGTTATATGACAATGGCAAAATTGAAGACGTAAATTATCAAATTTATATGAATTGGTTTGACACATTTTCAGGAGAATTTCCAGTACATAAAGTGATTTATGTTAAAGCAGATCCTAAAAAGTGCTACGAACGAATTGCAAAACGTTCTAGAGAAGGCGAGGAAAACATACCTCTAGAGTATTTAACAAGTTGTAGTTTATATCATGACAACATGTTAGATAAAAGTACAGATAGTTGCGTTTGCCATAAACAATTAATTTTAGATGGAAATATTGACATTTATGAAAATAAGACACAAGTTGATAAATGGATTCAAGAAATTGAACAATATATTTTATAAAATATTTACATAATATAAATATGGCATCATTCGCATCAGCAGCAGGACCTGGTATTGATTATAGACCAGATAATACAATTATTTTTACTTTGGTAAGAATGAATCCTCCAACACCAGGTCATCTAGAAGTTATCCGTAATTTAATTATGGAAGCTATATCAAAAGGTATTGGTAGAATTTTTGTAATTTTATCTAAAACAAACGATAATAATGAAGATCCAATTCCTTGTCCAGAAAAAATTCATGTATTAGGTACTCCTGACAGAAGTGATCAAACAATGATTAATAGTTTAAAATCTCAAATGATGTCTGAAACAACTAATACAACCGAACAAGAACTAATTCGAACTATGAGAGTAGAACTTATATGTGTTCCTGATACAAAAGGTGCCACACCGTTCTCTGTTATTATGAATATTGTTGGTTCTTCACAGTTTAGGCAAATACCAGATATAAATCTATTTTTAATTATTGGTGATGATAGAATTAATATGGTAGATTCTATTACACAAATAATGATGAAATCATTTCCAAATGTGAAATCTGTAGATTATAAAGTACTGGGAAGAGAAGGAATGACTGAATTTAAAGCATTATCAAAAGATCCTACCCAGTTATGTACAATGGATATGACTAAAATACCGGCATCTGCTTTATCCGCCTCTTTTGTAAGAAATGTAACAAGATCATGTCCTCGTGATAAATTTATAGAAATGTATAGTCCTTATTTAGATAGAGATCAAATTCCTGCATTATATGAATCTATAAAAAGAGGAATAGAGGGTCTTCCAACAAAAACTAAAAAGGAAGATGCGGTAAAACCATTAAAATATAGTTATCCATGGATTAGAGGTAGTGAAGGTGGTAGAAGAAGAAAAACTAATAAAAAAATAAGAAGCAAAAAAAGAAAAACAATGAGAAAACGAAGAACTATTAGAAGACGGTAAACTATTTAAACGCAATATAATTCAGGTTTTCTTTCATCATGTTCTATTGTAACTAATTCAGTAAATAATGTGGGATTCATATTACCATCATCTAGTGCAACACTTTTTTTTAATAATTTATTAAAAATTATTGTATTCATATAAATATCTTGATGTTTATAGTCGGTTGTAAACCTCTTTTTAAATTTTTTAATTACTTCATCTAAAATACTATGCGGTTTGGGTTTAGTTTTTAATTCATCTAAAAGAAAAAACACAGCACGACTAGTTTCATTATTACCGCCAATAATAATTCTACAAACAGTATTGCCATTATATCGAATAATTTCCTTCGTTGTTTTTAAGATATCTTCACCTGCTCCGGCGTATGATACACCCAAATACATACCATGAAATTTCATACTATGTGAATTTTTTTTAGTTTTACTGCGTATATTACAAATAACCTTTTGAGTTTTTTTTATATTTTTACAAGTAATAGCAACATACTCAAGAGTATTATTTTTATCATCAGGGTGATAATATGAATCATCGCCGCTATTTGTTGTAAATGGTAAAAGCGCAATTGGATCACCATTTGTAACATACCTTCTGAACATTATAATATTTCTCTCTATATAATTATTAAACTTATCAATTAGATGTTTGTTAAACACCCGCGGACCACCAAAAGTGACACATGTAATTTTGATTTTTGGATTTTGTTTAACTAGATAGTATGAAAATATTTGACTACAACCTCCACCAAGTGAATGACCACTACTAAGGAGTTTGTAATTTTTATTTTTTAAAAATGTTGAAGAGAGAAAATGTATCGATTCTTTAATTGTATAAAAAATCTCTCCTACTATTTTAAATATACCTAATAATAAACCATCTGGACTTTTTTTACATAATTTATATGGGACAATGGATGTAAATTTTAAATACGCAAGTGCACTTTTAATAGAATATGTACCTCTAAACACTATAGAAATAGTGTTTGTTACTTTATCGGCTATTATATATACACTTGAATAATTTGATGTTGAAATAGATATATATTTTACATTGGATGAATCATCACTTTTATGTATCAAATGTTTTTTTGTAATAGTATTTATTTTTTTGTTAATTATATCAATATTATTTACAATAGGTTCAAAAATGTTTTCATCTGAAATATCCTTTATTTTATGTAGTTGTGTTTTTAGTTCAGGTATTTTAAATATTTCATCATAATAATGTAAAAAATTTATATTATTCATATAGGACAATCTTGATAAAATACTTGAAATATAACTAATTAATGGTATATCCATAATATAAAATAATATAATATAATTATATAAATATTATTATATTAAATAAATAAAAATGACAGAAGATGATAATAAAATAATAAATATAATACTAAAATGCCCTCATTGTGATTTATTTATGGAAATAGAGCAATTAAATTGTAAGATTTTCAGACATGGTATTTTGCGTTCAAATGGAAAACAAATTGATCCACATTCTCCAAAGGAATTGTGTGATTATTATATTAAACACGACAAAATATATGGTTGTGGTAAACCGTTTAGAATAGAGAAAAATGGTGAGGAGTATATTACAATAATTTGTGATTATATTTAGATTTTTTTACCCTTGAAGATTTAAAGGTGTAAAAAAATAATATAATAATATATTATGGATAATAAGACAAAAATTAATAAAAAAATATATAAAAAAAGTAAAACTAGAAAAAATATAAAATGCTGTACATTTATCCAAGTATTTTGGGATTTATTGATAAAATTAAGAACAAAATATATATTTGGATTACCAGGAGGAACATTAGATTTTTTAATACAAAAAATACCTTCAAATATAAAATGGATTAATTTACATAATGAAGTGCAAGATGGTTTTGTTTCACAAGTATATGGAAGTTATACGGGTGATACAGGTATTTTATTTTTATCACCAGGACCAGGGTTTACAACAGCAATATCTTCATTATACAATGCTCTTAAAGAGTCTAATCCATTATTAGTTGTAACTATGTTTGATAATAATACAGATGTATTTGATTTTCAATCTATTAATGTAATAGATATATCAAAACAAATCACCAAAAATGTATTTATTATAAATAATTATAACGATATTTATAAAATTGTTGAAGCGTATACAATTTCAAAAAATCAAATGACAATATCAATCGTATTAATAAATGTTAAAATGGTTAAAAGTAATAATTATTATAAAAAAGCAAATATTTCAACTATAAATAATATTATTGATAAGTCAAATATAAATATAAATTCTAATAGAATTATTAAAGTTCTACAGCACCTGAATAATACAGATTTTATAGTAATATTAGGTAAACTACCAAAAAATAGTTACAACACCATTATAAATTTTATAAAAAAAAATAATTTACCATATGTAACAACGTGGAATGGAAGATTAATTATAAAAGACACAATTTATTGTGGAAGAATAGGAACCTTAGGAAATCATTCGGCAAATTATGCTTTATATAATTGTAAAAATTTATTTCTTATCGGGGATTTTTTTTATTTAACATCAAATTACTTTAAATCTAAACTAGGTCTTATTTTTGAAAAAAACAAGAAGATATTTACATTATCTCACAGTAAATATAATTTGAAAGGCGGATCATATACATCATTTTTAATAAACAATTATGATGAAATACTTGATAATTTATATATAAATTCAAATAAAGCATTATGTGAACGTTTAATAAAATCAAACCAAATATTACTTGGTAATTTACAAGTTAAAAGTAAATTAGAAAAGTATGCATACTCTACTTCAAAGGTTTATAAAGAAAATGAATTAAATATACCTATTGCTTGTGATGTTGGTAATAATTGGTATGCTATAGGAAAATATATGGACATAACAACACCAGGAACTTTTGAGTCAAGTGTTAGATGGGCGTCAATTGGTATTGGTTTAGCAAATGCACTAGGTATGTATTATGCAACAAAGAAACCAATATGGTGTTTTGTTGGCGACGGTGCGTTATTATGGTCTTCATCAAACTTACTATATTTGTTAAACAATCCGCATTTACCAATCACGGTATTTATATTTATTAATAACTTATATGGAGCAGTATGTGAAACATTTGAAATAATGAATATTAATAATAATGTAACCGATATTTTACCAGATATTCCTATTTTAAAATCATTGCCTAATTGTCATATATTTTATGACGAAACTAAATATTATAATTATTTAAGTAAAAATCATACTTCTAACCAGTTGCGATTTATTATTTTAAATTTAGGAAATAATTGTGTTAATAGTAATGTATATGAAATAAATATTAATAAAGAATATATTACACAATTAAAACAAGATGATTTTAATAATATAATTAAGAATAAGGAAGTTATTATTTCTGAAAAAATATAATTTAAAAATACAAATCAACAATAACAGGATAATGATCAGAGTTGTAAGAACCGCAAAATTCCGGATATTTATGATAAAAAGTTACATCAGCAATATTTTTTTGTATTCCGCTAGTTACTAAAACGTGGTCAATCATCGAATAATCTTTGCTTGATTGTGTATTACAATTATTATCTGAATCATACCAATCACTATATCGTTCAGTTTGTTGAACATTTTCAGCAACACTAAAAAGTTCATATTTTCCAGCGTAAGTACCAAATTGTCCCTTTAATATGTTAAGCACTTGAGATGTTGGTTTATTACTATTTACATCTAAAACTTCACCATCAAAGTCATTAAAGTCACCTAATATAATTACTTCATAATCACGTGAAATATAGTCGACAATAATAGACTGTAGTACGGATGCTTGACCCTCTCTTTGAGCACATCGTGAAGATTCTGTAGGAATAGCAATTAAGTGTGCCGATATAAAAGCAATATCCATATTATTAAAATTGAACTCAGTAATATAGTGCTTACTGACTCCAGTAGAACCAGTATCTGTATATCCGCATTTGGAACCAGCAATAGGATAATTGAATTTTGCGTCAGTTCTATAGAGTGTTTTAATAGGATCAACACGTGTTAACATGCCGACATTTTGTCCGGTACTTGTATCGGTTCCTTTTAACAAATATGGATTATAAGAATTATCCAAATTGCTTTTTAACATGTTAAGTTCATCACATCCTTCAATTTCACAAAAATTAATGATATCTGGGTTGATATCCTTAATAACGTTGGAAACATATGTCATATGAGTATTAGCGGCGCTCTGATTTTTCCATGTACATCCACTACCAGGACAGTTTGAAGAGCTATAATAGTCTATAAAAAGCCACTCAACATTATATTGAACAAGTCGCAATTTATTTTTATCGGTGCGTCTATCACCACCTGGAGTTGTAACCAGAGGGCATTCAGTGTCCGAAGCAAAAACCATATTAGCGAAGAAGGTTAAAAGTAAGAACCATTGTAACATTACTTTATAATAATTTAACAATAAATATAATAAAAAAAAAATAATCCAACATAAATAAAAATGAATTTAAATATATAATTACATAATATAATATATAATATCATTAATGCTGCCACAAATCACAAACAAATTATTAAGTAAACAATCTGATGCAAAAATTTTCCCAGAAATAGAATATAAATTACAGTTTGACGGTTGTAGTAAAAAAAATCCTGGTTTAGCAGGTGCAGGAGCAGTTATTTATAAATATAGTAAAGAATTCTGGTGTGGTAAATTATTTGTTAGTGAAAACGCTACAAATAACTATGCGGAGTATTCGGGACTTATAATCGGACTTGAAAAAGCAGTTGATTTAAATATTAAAGTGTTACAGGTTGAAGGTGATAGTTTGCTTGTCATTAATCAAATGACAGGTAAATATAAATGTAATTCGCAGAATCTAATTGATCAGTATAATAAGGCGAAAGAATTAGCAGCAAAGTTCGACAGCATAAATTTTGTTCATATTTTTAGAAATAAAAATGTGCGTGCGGATGAATTATCGAATCATGCGGTTATTGAATATATTACGGCAAACAATATATAGTATTTTAATATTCTAATAACTGAATTCCAAATGTCTTATTGGGTTTATATTTTAATAAATCTAATTCTTTTTTAGTAGTTGGAAAATCCTTGACGCCATAAATATCTTGTAACATGAGCCATTCAAAAAGACCGCCCGTATAAATAAAAACATTGTAAAAACCAAGTGAAGTAAATTGATTATATTTTGTATATATTTTTTCATCATTGCAATTTTTACCGTAAACTATAATTTTGATTTGTTTATTACCATTTTTAATTAAAGTGTTAATAAATTCTTCTTCTTGGTTAATATTAACTGTATTTGGTATTAAACATTCCTGGTCTTTTTCAGATAAGGTATTAATTAATAATAAATTACCTTTATTTTTAATAACAAATTGTATATCTTCATAACTTATTTTTTGTATTGTTTGTGAATTTCCCATTACAATATATTGACACGTATTTTTAAATATTTAAACACAATTATTGTTTAAATAAATATTATACCTTTAGATATTTAAAACGCTCATTTTATTTCTATAATGGATACTTCTTTGGAATGATAATTATATAATTTTATAGGATTATATTTTTTTAATGGAAGATATTTACAACTTAACGGTCTAAATTCACCATTTAAAATATCTGTATTATCTTGTGTTTGATTACAACAATTACATATTAAAATGTATTTAAATTTTTTATTTTCAACCAAATAATCTAAAAAGGTATAAATATTATCTAAAGACCAATGTTGTATAACATCTTTCAAAATACATAGTTCTCCATTTATAATATTTTCTTTATTATTACAAAAATCTAAATTTATAAAAGAATATTTAGGTAATGAGTGTTTTTTTGAGTTATAATCTATTACTTTTTTATATGTATCGTAACCAGTATATAAAATATCTAAATTATCGTATATTATTTTTCCACAAATAAAATCTCCACAACCTAAATCAACAATATTTTTAATATTATTACTAATTATAAATTTTTTCAAAAAAGGAATATAAGTACCCGCATTATAATTTAGAGTACTCCCACCACCACTACTACCACTATATTCAGCAATATTGTTATTACCCCACAATTTTTTTTCATACACATTTGTAAAACATTGTTCCATTTTATATTATAAATATTATAATATAAATTATTTTACACAATAATTATGCATTTTAAATTTCCAAAGGTCTAAAAATCATCACGTTTTTAATTAAATAATTCATAAAAATCGCCATTTTTAAAGTGAAAAATTAAAAAACTAAATAGTCCAAATAGGACATCAATAAATAAATAAATCCAAGCGCATCTGTTTCCTATTATAGCGTTATAAGCGAACAAACCATATAATAACGCGTGAAACGGTCTCAAATTATTCCACCATATTTTGTCGCCAAAAACTTCCACACCAGTTTTACGTGAATCTGTTGCGAAAATATAAATAAATCCAAATATTGGTAATAACGCTAAATAACCTAAATATGGTAAGAATTTCATATCAATATTTTTCGCAATAATAACAAATAAAGAGCGTAAACCAATACATCCAATTAAAAATAATAAAAATCGTTTTTGTATATTATTCATATATATTCAATTGTTATTATTTATATTTTATTTTTGAAATTTATAAAAAACTAATGGAACTGAACTACAATTTCAACTTCCTCCTTCTTAATGCTTTTAGTTGCCGAAACTGATAACTCTTCTCTCTTCTTTCGTGTCTTGGAATTATCCGTAACCGCTTCCTTCTTTTTAGATGTACTATTTCGGTTATTCATATCCTTTTCAATAGTATCATAATTAGTCTCAATATAGTTAATCACCTTATTTTCAATCGCCCACTTGAAAAAGTTAAGTTGACCAATAGTAGTTTCAATACAAGTGTTATTTTTATACGGGATGCTGATTCTATCCCACCTGCAAAAAGGATCAAAACGTTTCTTCGAGTACGCTTTTAATTTTAATTTATAATCAAAGTATACCTTAAAACGTTTATCTCCGTCTGCTAAAATGGTATAATATTTTTTGGCGTAATTTGTTGCAAACCAATCAACAATTCTTAGTGAAATTTTAGAGTCACCAGTGATAATCTTTAACATTCGAGTTAAGTTACTCTCATCTTTATAAAAATCCATCAAATTATTTAGCAATAATTCATTTTGCGTTGTATAATTTACTGTAGTCATTATGTTAAATTATTAAACATGTTTAAGTAGTTTATTACAAAATAAATTAATATTATTATAAAAATAACAAATAAAAATTATTATAAAAATAACAAATAAAAACTCAGTATATAATATAAATGTCTGATTTTATGACTACTTTGTTTGGTCCTTTAAACAAGGAATGGTGTAATTATTTCCTTTTTATCTCGATGTTCATGTATGTTGTATTTATAATTGTTATATTTAGTGAATTAGTATTTGTTTTCAAGCACTTTAAAACACTAGATTTTAGAAGTATAATGCACGGATTATTTATGTTGGTCAACGCATTTTTGGCGTATATGGTGAACCGTTTGTTGTACACAATGTGCGCTAAGAGTCTTTAAACTTTTTACTACGCTTAAAAAATAATTATAAATTACCCTAAAATTATAATTATTCATTACTATTATTTTTAACACGATCACCAGCAGTATTAATTGGTTTCAAAAATTGGTCTCTAACAGAAACATCGTTAACATAGTTTGTTTCTGATAAAAATGGATTATTGCCTCTTTGTTGTAGAAGATCTCGGTCAGCAATTTTAAAATCCAATTCTTCTCTCTTATTCGAAATTTTAAAACCGTTTCCTGACAAACTTTGATTCAAAATATCCCAAGTATTTTCATCATGATTTAAAGCAGTTGAATATGCTGAAGTTTCTATTTCCTTATTAAATTTTTCTATATCCTTATCCGTTTGTTCTTTAAATATGCGCCTAGAACGTTCATAAGGTTCGCCTTTGGTCCATTTCCATTCCATTCTATATATCTATTTTATAAAAGTAGAGAGAATTATACTATTCTTTTTTAACAATACTCAATTGTTTTGTAAATAAAAACTTTTCATCGGTTCTGCGTCTTCGTTTTAAATTACAATCTAAACACGCTAAATGAAAATTATCCTTATTATGTCCTTTATCATTATCAATTCTGTCAACTGACCATTGTTTCATTTCCCGGGTTATATCATATAATACTGACATTTCACATTTACAATAACGACATTTCAATTCACATTCTATCATTTTATCAATTAAACAGTTAAAATCTATAAATACATCAAGTTCTAGTTTCTTTTTAATAATATCTTGCTGTTTATAACTGGATATTTTTTTATTTATCTCTTGTATTACGGTTTGTGTAATTTCATCATCTGATTTCTTTTCTAAATTCATGACAGAAATATCATTTATTATTTTCATTTGTTTATCATAGTTAAAATATTCTTCTGAAAAGGACCATTTTTTACTGACTTCACGTTTTTTTGGTTCTGTTTTTCTCTCTCTTATTAATTTGTTCATTTGATATTTATTATTTGTTCCAGTTATACTAATTGTTTTATGTTCTTCACTATCTAAAATATTATTGTTTTCCATATTTATACAAGTATACAAATTCTATATAAAATAATAATTTATATAGAACCAATATAAAAATAGGTCAATAAATAATATTTTTACAATTAATTATATAATTAATAAAAGTGAGTTAAACTCATCTCTATATATTATATATAAATGGAACTTGAAAATACTATAATCAAAGAGAAAGAAGAAGAATGTCTCGAACTTAAAAATATCATGTATAAAACAATGCTAATAAATGGTAACCCACTACCTGAAACCAAATCTGAAAAGGATTTATCAAACCTAGATAAGTTCTTAGAAAGTGAAAAAAATAATAATGTTAATGAACCATGGTGTAAATTAAATAAAACAATTAAAACAAAAAAGTTAGTAGATTTTGTAGAAAAATATAAGACAGATAATAATCTAGACCTAGAAGAAACAAAATTACTAACAACATTTTTGAAAGATTGTATTGATAGAAAAAAATTACAACGGGTTAAGGATGTAGTTTATGATAAAACTACTGGATCCATAAAGGAAATACCTGCGCTCGCTTATACAAAATCAAATAAACATTTTACTTTGAAAAATATCGACAAACGTATTTCTACATTAAAATCTTTGGCGCCAAAAAAAGGTCAAGGTACTATAAAGAATAAGAATAAAACTAATAAAGATGATGATTCTTCATCAGATAGTGATAATTAATCTATAATCTATCAAATTTACAATTATAAAAATAAAATATGGATATTTATATATAATGCCAGATTATGCTCGTTCAAATTTAGCAAACACAATTTTTGGCAGCAAACTCCAAAGCGGTGGAAGTAAACCTTCCATTTTCAAAACTAACATATCTAATTTATTTAACTTGATAACCAGTAAAAAAGAACTGTTCATTATGATTTTTGCAAATTTAATTGTCCAAATTGGCATTACATATTATGTAATGGAAAAAACGAATATTGGACCTAATAATAAAGATACAAAAAATAAAATTACTTTTCTGAGTTTCGTACAAATTGGTTTGATTTTAGTGTTAGGTTTAGTTCCTATGCCATCGTGGTTAAAATTCATAATATTTTGTGTATTTTCTGCTATTTGGGGTTATATGTTTTCCAGTGTAAGATCAATTGTCGGCGAAGAGAATGTTAAAATGGCTATGATGGGTACTATCAGCATTTTTACATTAATGTTTGCGTTTGGTGTCGGATTAATATTATCTGGAATACGTCTCGGATATAAATTCGGACTAATGTTGTTTTACTCATTGTTGACTTTGATTATTTTTAAAATTATGCAAATATTTATTCCAACATCATCGTTAACTAAAAAAATTCTTGTTATTATTAGTTTGTTATTATTTTCAGTATACATTGTGTATGATACAAATAGTATACTTCAACGTAATTATAATGGCGATTTTATAACAGCATCAATGGACTACTACTTGGATATATTAAATATTTTTTCAAGTTTGTTATCTTTTGAAAGAGATTAAACTTTTGTACCGATATAAAACCTTAAAAATCAATATAAAAACTACGCTTCATGTATATATAATGTTTCAATATATACATGAATTAGAAGAGTTGGAAGACATCTTAAACACATTAGTATTTGAAGACGAACCTACAATATTTGATGAAAATTATGCAATAGAATTAATGGAAACAGCACTACATTTAATGGAAGAATATGTTATTGATAATCCATCCGCTATTTCGGAACCGGATTTTCACGAAGACCTATTAGAAGAAATAAAGGATATATTTTATATTCAATTTGAGGAACAAATACTATCAAGTGATTTTGTTGAAGATGATATGAATGAATTACTTGAAGACGCATTTAATATTTTTATCACAACATTTTATCCTGAAAGATCGAGTGGTGAAGATTTAGAAATAGAAGATACTACAAATGTAGTAGAAGAATATAAATCTGTAAAAGAACAAAAAATAATTGGGTTACGTGATATACCGCAACCTGTACAAAGAACACCAGAATGGTATCAATTTCGTTGGAATCTTATTACAGCAAGCAATGCGTGGAAGGCATTTGAAAGTCAATCCACAATCAACCAACTTATATATGAAAAATGCCAACCAATAAAGAAATTTGACGACAATAATGGTGATGATGAACAGGTGAAAATGGTAAATACCAATACATCACTACACTGGGGTCAGAAATATGAACCATTGTCTGTTTTAATATATGAGCATAAATATAAGACACAAGTCGAAGATTTTGGTTGTATTCAACACCCGACATATAAATTTATAGGTGCGTCACCAGATGGCATTAATGTTAACAAAAGTTCAGACCGTTATGGTCGCATGTTAGAGATTAAAAATGTTGTTAGTCGCGACATTAATGGGATACCTAAAAAGGAATATTGGGTTCAAATGCAGTTACAAATGGAAGTGTGTGATCTTGATGAATGCGACTTTTTGGAAACCAAATTCACTGAATATCCTGATTACAATGCGTATAAAAATGATATAACTGATAAAATGAAAGGATTAATTATTTATTTTCACACAAAAGAAGGCAAACCATTTTACGCATATAAACCATTAGAATTAGTTGAAGAGGATGATATTTCAAAATGGGAAGATGATATTCTCTCTTTATATCAATCTGAAGAGTATAATTATACTTATATGAAGTTTATTTATTGGAAATTGGAAGTATTTAGTTGTGTACTTGTTTTAAGAAATAAAGAATGGTTTAAAAATAATATTCCACAATTAGAAAAAGTGTGGAAGATTATTGAGCAAGAGCGTGTTACTGGTTACGAGCATAGAGCACCGATAAAAAAGGTTAAGAAGGATTCTGAGAAACCATTTACAACTACGGAAACGCAAGGTTGTTTACTAAAATGGATAAAAAAATTGGATTAAAATATCTTAATACAAAATATTTGGGACATCAGTTCTAAATGGTAACAAGTTTTCACTTGTCGCAAAATATCCAACTCTTGTTCCTGAGTTGGGGTCTACAGGCGGCAAAGGTGTAACAACATTTGAACCTATCTTTTTATCCTTATACAACGCATAACAAAAATTGGCTGCGGTGCAACGTGCGTCATCTGGATTATTAGGATAGCGTATATTATTTGTCATTTGCTTAAATGAACCCACTTGAAAAATAGGATATCGCCACCACATTTTAGCAGCAGATTGGTCTGAAACACTATTAATACCTGTAATAGGATATGTATCTTGGACTAATACATTGTTTTCAGAAGACGGATAATCACCATTTGTGCTACCTAAAGTATAGTTATTAAAACCTTCCTTTCCATTTAAAAATTTATTAAGACTAAAAAAAAGTGGCGGAACAACTGCCAATAGTAAAATAAGAATTAAAAATACGTAATCTTTCATATATATAATTTATATATTTTTTATAATTTATATAATTTATATATTTGTAAATTTCTTGTAAAAATCAATTTAAAACTATCTATGTAAATTAAATATTAACAATGGACAATATAAATGATATGCGTGTAACTAAGAGAAATGGACAACTAGAAGACATTGCGTTTGACAAAATAATAACACGAATTAAAAAATTAGGTCAAGAAGCAAATATTCAAATCAATTATTCTTCGCTAGCGATGAAAGTGATTGACCAACTTTATGATAAAATCCAAACAACTAAAATCGATGAATTGGCAGCTGAACAGTGTGCCGCACTATCCACAAATCATCCTGATTATGGTACCCTTGCTGCGCGCATTATCGTTTCAAATCACCAAAAAAACACCGACCCTTACTATGGTATGGTTGTAAATCGTCTTTATAATTTTAAGAATATTCACGGTGAAGTAAAACCATTAGTATCCAAGGAATTCTTCGATTTTGTTTCTACATATATTGATGAAATTGAAAATATGTTCGATTACAACCGTGATTATTTAATCGATTATTTTGGATTTAAAACATTGGAACGCGCATACCTTTTTAAAGTTGGTAATAAAATTGTCGAAAGACCCCAGCATATGTGGATGCGCGTGGCAATAGGAATTCACGGAGATTTAAACAATCCAAATAGTCTTTCTTTAGTTAAGGAAACATATGATCTAATGTCTCAGAAATATTTTACACATGCCACGCCAACATTGTTTAATGCTGGAACACCAAGACCCCAACTTAGTTCATGTTATTTAATTGCAATGGAAGAAGATAGTATTGATGGAATTTATAATACACTTAAAGATTGCGCGCAAATATCAAAATATTCTGGTGGTATTGGTCTACATATTCACAATATTCGCGCTAAAGATTCACATATTCAAGGAACAAATGGTAAAACAGATGGTCTCGTACCGATGTTGCGCGTTTTTAATAGTACAGCGCGATATGTAAATCAATGTTTTACACCAGATACATGGGTTTATTCAAAAAATGGTCCTATTCAAATGAGCGATGTAACTAATGATGATGAATTAATAACAAACGACGGAACATTTAAAAAAGTGAATGAGGTTATTGTAAATTCTATTGATAAGGAAATATTAGAGATTCGAATTTCAAATTCGATGTTTCCTGTTAAAGTTACAAAAGAGCATGAATTGTATTTAATAAAAAATCAAAATAAAACGTTAAATTACAGATTAATTAAAAATCGTCTTGAAAAAAACATTATCAAACCAGATTATTATTCTGCGTCTGAATTGAGCGAAAATGATTTGGTTGGTTTTCCTTTGCCAAATTTTGTAAAAGACAATTTAATTGAAGATTTAGATTATTATAAATTTTATGGAATGATGTTAGGAGATGGTCACATTTGTAGAAATGAAAAAGAGTCAGGTATAACTTTAGGAATAGAAACAAAATCAGATTTGATTGAATTTACAAAACAGTATTTAACTAATAAAAATGTAAAATTTTGGGAAAATTGTAAAAATGGATGTTTATCAATTAAATGGTCTAGATATAATAATGACAATTTAGGTTTATCTAGAAAAATATTATATGATAACAATGAAGATAATAATAAACAAATAACAAGTGATTTTTTACACTTACCAAAAGATAAAATTATAAAGATTATTGAAGGTTTACTTAGAACAGATGGATCTAATTTAAAAGAAGTGTATTTTTATAGTACATCACATAAATTAGTAATGCAATTAAGATATTTATTACTTAGACTTGGAATATTAACATCTGGAAATGTTAAAAATGAAATAGGTAAATCTCATATTTCCATTTATGGAGATACTATTACAACAAAAAAAATAGCATATGTATTAAGAATCCCAAAACATGATGTTTTGAGAGAAATATTAAATTTTACCCAAACTGAAGGACAATTTTTTAAATATTTTGAGTGGAATGGTTTTCTTTGGGGAAGAATAAAAAGTATCAAACAAATTAACTATTCTGGCGATGTTTATGACTTTAATATGATAGATAATCATAATTATTTAACAGATATGGGATTAGTTCATAATTCAGGAAAACGCAATGGGTCTTTCGCAATTTATTTGGAACCATGGCATCCTGACATTGACGATTTTTTGGAATTGAAAAAGAATCATGGTGATGAAGAATTAAAAGCGCGTGATCTCTTTTATGCTCTATGGATTTCTGATTTATTTATGGAACGTGTTAAATCAAACGCAAAATGGTCTCTATTTTGCCCTCACGAGTGTCAAGGTCTTTCCGATGTATATGGCGACCAATTTGTCGAACTTTATGAAAAGTATGAGTCTGATGGTAAGGCACGTAAGGTTGTGAACGCCCGTGATTTATGGTTTAAGATTTTAGACGCGCAAATGGAAACTGGAACACCATATATTTTATTTAAAGATGCCGCAAATAGGAAATCAAATCAGCAAAATCTTGGGACCATTAAGAGTTCAAATTTATGTGTCGCTCCAGAAACACTTATCTTAACTGATAAAGGACATATTGAAATTCATAGTTTAGAAGGACAAAATGTAAATGTATGGAATGGAGAAGAATTTTCTAAAGTTGATATTGTTAAAACTGGCGTTGATCAAGAATTAATTGATGTATATACAGATGATGGTTCAAAACTCACATGTACCCCTTATCATAAATTTTATATTCAAGAAAGTTATTCAGAAAAATCTATTAAAATGGTTGAAGCAAAAAATTTAACACCAAATGATAAATTAATTAAATGTGAATATCCATTAATTGATGGAATTGATACTTTTTTACATCCATATACACATGGATTTTTTTGTGGAGATGGAACTTACGCAAATATTACAGAAAATGAAGAATCTCCTTGTAAATTTAACGCTTTAAAAGGACATTATTTTTGTAAAAGACACATTGATTATGAAACTGAAAATTATTTGTTAAATAATAATATTGATTTAGAAGATATTACTGAATGTCAAGCAAAATCATATTGTAAAAAACCAATGATATATTTATATGGAGAGAAAAAAGAACTATTAAAATTTATGTCTTACAGAACATGTAGTGAAAATTGTAACCGTTTAGTATTACATTTACCACTTGATATTGAAGAAAAATTTAATATTCCATCTTTTAATTGTTCTATTAAAGATAAATTAGAATGGTTTGCAGGATATTGTGACGCTGATGGTACTATTTCAAGAAATGGTGATAATGAGCAATTACAAGTTGCTTCAATTAACTATAACTTTTTACAAAATATTAAATTATTATTACAAACTTGTGGAATTAATCCAAAAATAAAATTATCACAAAATCGTGATAAAAGTTATTTGCCAGATGGTAAAGGAGGTCATAAATATTATGATGTTAAACCAATATATAGATTATTAATTACATCTTTTGATCTGTACGATTTATTTAATCTTGGATTTTCACCAAAAAGATTGAAATTTACTGGGAAAGAACCAACGAGAAACGCAAAACAGTTTATTAAAATATTAAAAGTTGAAAATAACAATCGCATTGATGATACTTATTGTTTTACTGAACCAAAAAAACATATGGGTATTTTTAATGGAATAATAACAGGGCAATGTACCGAAATTCTAGAATACTCAGACGATAAAGAGACCGCCGTATGTAACTTGGCGTCAATCGGTTTGCCATCTTTTGTAAATATTGAGACTAAACAATTTGATTATGATAAACTTCATGAGGTAACAAAAGTAGTGACAAACAATTTAAATCGTGTGATCGATATTAATTTTTATCCTACTGAAAAAACACGCCTCAGTAATTTTAAACACAGACCAATTGGCATTGGAGTTCAGGGTTTGGCGGACACTTTTGTTTTGTTGGATATCCCATTTCATTCAGATGACGCTAAAGAAGTGAATCGGTTAATATTTGAAACTATTTATCATGCATCACTAGAAAAATCAAATGAAATTGCGAAGGAATTAGGTGAATCTTACAGTTCATTTCAAGGTTCACCTGCGTCTAAAGGGATTCTCCAATTTGATATGTGGTCTAAAGAACCTACACCTGGGCGATATGATTGGTCTGCTCTTAAACAATCAATAGTTTCACACGGTTTACGTAATTCGCTACTTATTGCGCCAATGCCAACAGCAAGTACATCGCAAATTTTAGGGTTTAATGAGTGTTTTGAACCCTTTACAAGCAATTTATATAGTAGACGCACAATTGCGGGTGAGTTTGTTGTAGTAAATAAATATTTAATGAAAGAATTAATAGAATTAGGTTTTTGGAATGAACAAATCAAAAACAATATTATTGCCAATAAGGGATCTGTTCAACAACTTACTATTTTATCTGAGCATATTCGAAATAAATATAAGATTGTATGGGAGATTCCAATGAAACATATAATTGATATGTCGGCAGACCGTGGCGCATTTATTTGTCAAAGTCAAAGTCTAAATTTATGGGTGGAAGATCCAACTTATAATACACTAACATCAATGCATTTCTATTCTTGGAAACAGGGATTAAAAACAGGTATTTATTATTTAAGACGTAAAGCAAAACACCAAGCACAGCAATTTACGATTGAACCTGAACAAAAAGAAAAAAATGATGACTCGAAGGATGAAATTTGTGAAATGTGTTCGGCTTAGAAAAGTATAAAACCTGTTATTTTATAAACTATAAAATAAATAAATTATAATTTATAAATACTTACAAATAATCTTTAATCATTTGCTTTACTTCTTCACTATGCTCTACAATATCTACATCATATTTTAATTTTATAAAACATCGCAAACAAACTATAACATCATTTAACGAGTTATGTAATTTTTTTGGTGTTATATTGAACATTTTTTGATATAATTCTACTAATTTGGGAAATTTTTTATAAGGTCTATCAAATTTATCTTTCATTTCAATATTACAATAATCAATTGTTTCTTGCATCGTACAATAAATATTTTTTGATGTATTCAATTTTATGGTATATTCTTGAAATCTTATAACTTCATTTAAATTTAAACATTCTATTATTAATCTTTGTAATTCTGCTTTAATCATATTTATGTCAAACGACACATTGTGACCTACAATATGGTCTACAGTATTTAAATCGGCGAAGAACTCTTCAAGCACAGGTTTCAAATTTACCCCTTTCGCAAATGATATTTCACTTGTAATTCCATGTATCTTCGAATTTTCTTCCGAAATAATAACGGTTTCGGGGACCTTTATTATAGAATCTTTTATTTTTACTATTTTATTCACCTCTGTATCAAATATGATATAACTAAACTGAACTATATGAGGCCATAATTGTATTGTTGTCGGACTTACAATCTGTGTCTTTGGTAACCCTGTAGTCTCCGTGTCAAAAACGAGTGTGCGCATTTTACTTTATTTTAAATGTTGATAAGATTTTAAGTATTTTGTTTTATAACTGTTGTTTAAAAAACTATTTTAGTATCAATTTTATTTTTATATTTTACAATGGTTTTTAGTTTTACACATAATTTTTACAAATACCAAAACTGCGTCGATGCCAAATTGTAATACCATGTTCTTTTATACCATCCAGATGTCTTTTAGCGCCATAACCTTTATTCGAATCAATACCATAATATTCAGAAAGTGTTGGGTTTTTTTCACATAATTCATCAATATATTTATCTCTTTCTACCTTCGCTAAAATAGACGCTGCTGCAATCGCGGTGTATTTATTATCACCTCCTTCAATCATTGTATATGGAATTGTTTCTATTTTAGACGTTTTTTTGTTTAAAATAGTAATCGGGTTAAAATAATTACCATCTATCAGCAATTCAATTTTGTATTCTGTATCTTTTATTTTACTAATAATTTGCTTTCTAGTTTCAAAAATTGATGTATGCATTGATTGTTGTGTAGCTTGTAAAATATTTATTTCATCAATCACCTTTTCATCTTCAAAACTTACATACCACGCAATCGCATTTTGCTTAATATAATCTGCTACTTCTTCAATCTTCTTTTTAGAATGAAATTTTTTGCTATCTTTGACTCTTGAATGGTCAAAAGAATTATCTTTAGGTAAAACGACTGCTGCGGTATAAACTCTTCCAAAAAGAGGTCCTCTTCCCGCTTCATCTACACCAATTTCAAATATATTTACATCTTCCTTATAAAATTTCTGTAATGGTTTTTGTATTTGTCTAGGTTTTTTTACTTTCTTTACAAGTTCTTCACATTCATTTTCATTATCATTTTCATTATCATTATCAGAATCTTCAATAATAATTGCGCTTACGTAATCACTTTTAGATGGCATTGTGTATAATATATTTACCAATAATTTTATTTATTATTTTTAATTCAATTTTAAATATAAACTTTTTTCACTATATAAATTATACAATGAGCGACGCATTATTTCTTTTATTGATTTTAATATTAGGTTTACTTTTATGTTCCTTTTTAGGAGGTAATTGTGGTAGAGAAGGGTTTGAATCTACAACAACAACTGGAAAACTTGTAACCGGAACTACTTATACTGATACTAACGGTAATAGCATTACAGTTATATCAAGTAATAATGGCGGTCAAAGTCTTAAATTAATTCAAACTGGTCAAACCAGTCCTATAATATTAACTACAACACCACCATCGGGTACAACTGCTACAGCAAATACATATTACGCTCAACCCCCACTTAAAATAAGTGCTACTGTTGCTAGTGGAAGTAATGGTGAAAGTGTTATAATGGTAAATCTCGCTAATGGGCAAACTATTACTTTAACCGAAACAGGTTCTTCTTCTTCAACTACAGGTTCTTCTTCAAGTACAAATTATGACTCTTATAATCATTACAGTGGTACTGGTTCATCGACTCAACTTCAAACTGGTACTGTCTTCACTACTTCTAATGGTGATACTGTTACTGTTATTGTGAATAGTGATGGAACACAAAGTCTACAATATACTCAGGTTAATCAAACAACACCTATTGTTTTTGTTTCAACACCTCCTTCAGGAACAACTGCTACAGTAAATACATATTACGCTCCATCAATGACAGCAACTGTTTTTACTGATAGTAATGGTCAAATTGCTGTTAAGGTTACAAATACAAGTAATGGTCAAACAACTATTTTCACTCAATCTGGTTCAGAAAGTATATCATCTACACAATATTATGGAAGCACTGGATATCCATATCCAACTAGCGCATCTAGTATGTCTTATAATGGCGCATACGGTGGTAGCGCTGGCGCTGTAACTGGACCTTATGGAAATACGGCATACTACGCTCAAGGACCTAATGGAACTACTACTGCTGGAACTACAAGTTCTAGTACTTATAATCCCTATTATAATGGTACATCGTCTACACAATATTATGGACCATATGGTGGCAGCGCTGGTGCTGTAACCGGACCTTATGGAAATTCGGCATACTACGCTCAAGGACCCAATGGAACTACTGTTGCTGGAACAACAAGTTCTTCTAATAGTGATTATTACAATTCACTTCCTCCTGGTATTCCAGCAAGTCAAATCCCTCAAGGTCAAGAAGATTTATATATTTTGAAATCACAAGTTGTACCACCTGTATGCCCAGCATGTCCTGCGTATAATTCATCATCTAGCAATGATCCTGATAGCGCTGAAAAATGCCCACCTTGCCCCGCATGCGCTAGATGCCCTGAACCATCATTTGAATGCAAAAAAGTGCCAAATTATAACGCTATAAATAATAGTTATTTACCTCAACCTGTTATAAGCGATTTTAGTTCGTTTGGAATGTAAATTAAAAAATTTAGTAAATATACTTAAAATTATTATTTCAAGTATATTATGTCAAAAAAAATAGTAGATAAAATAAATGAATTACAGGAAGAAATAGTAACACTTGACCATAGAATAGATGCCGTAAATAATGAAGTTTGGTACTGTAAATATGGTTTTAAAAAAGAACTAATATTTATTATTACCGAATTATTAGATGAAATTGAACTTGAAAAAAATATTAATAATTGCCAAAATAACTGTAAAAATTTAGTAAAACAATCTGATATTCTTAAATTTTTTAATATTAAAGATAAACCTATTTATGTATCAAATAAAGAAATTATAGTAGATGGTATAAAATATTTATTAGTTAAAAATAATTCTCGAGCAAGATATAGTTCTCTTAATCATAATCACAATAATGATTATTATACATATAAAATAACATCTGATAATAATCATAATTATATAAAAGATACACCAAAAAACAAAAAACGTATTTGTTGTCATTGTGGTGATAAGTTAAATTTTAGTATAATAACATCAAAAGAAGAAAAAACACAAACGAGAGAATATTATTGTTATAATTGTGATAAAGTAAAATTAAATTTTGATAGTACTATTAAACACAATGACAGCATATTTTTTGCAAAAGATATAAATTGGTGTCATAGTTTTCATACAAATGATGAAATATGTAATTTTAATAGTAGAGATTTTGAATTAACTAATAGTATAACCATAAGTATTGATAAAATGTGTGAAATCTTAAATATTGATAAACAAAATTATAATATATATTGGTATTATGATTATAATAATATTTGTAAGTATGCTTTTTCAAGTTTATATAATAGACTATTATTATGTAAAAATTCAGTAATTATATATAAAAATAATACAATTCCAATTGAATATGATCAAAACAATAAATCATTATATAAATTAGTAATAAATGGAATTGAACTTTCTGGACACAGATTTAGACATGACTTATTAAAATGTAATGAATAATTAAAATACAATATTTAGATATTCAAATCAATTTATCTAAATATTATTTAACGTCGTTTCTTTGACGCATTTTTTCTGTGTTTACGGCGTCTTGATTTTCCACCGCCAACCCTGCTATCCATATCATCTTGCTGAAGATATTGTTCATACGCTGCTCTATTAGCAGTCGCTTCTTTATTATTTTTATACATACTTACACCTAACCCTATTACGAGTAATCCTGATATAATAGAAACTGGTAAAACCCAACTATTACTGCTCATTATAAATATAATAATATTTTATTTTTTTCTGCTATATTTATGTTTTCTAGATTTAGTTGATTTTAGTGTTGTTTGTTTTCTTTTGATGCCGCCGCCTAATTGTTCTGTAGTCGACACTTGTTTTACACCTTTATTTACCAAACCAGTTAAACTAGTAACATCTATTTTGAAAAAATCTAAAAATGTACCGATCATTGCTATTGTTGATGTGGCAATTACATAAGTATTTAAACTAAAGGACATATTTATATAATATAAATATATACTTTTTCTTTTGCTTTACTTTTAATCGCGCGTTTTAATACACTTCTTATCCATTTGAAATGTCTTAACTTTGTCTTCTTGTGGTACAATATTAATAACACATTTAGATTTCTTTCCATATAACGGTTCAGTACAACCTTTTTCTTTCTTTTTCTTAGTTCCTGTCTTTTTAAAGTTAAACACCTTGGGTTTCTCATCCGTACATCTTGATCTAAAATGCTCATATCTTTCTCTCACATCACAATATGTAAGGTTTGATTTTTTATTCAGCATTTTATTAACAGTTTCATGTAGTTCATAAATATAACGTGAAAATGTATCTCGACTTGCCATATGACACATTTGAATCGGTTTTTTCTTAAAATTATTAGTTAAGTTCATTCTGCAATATTTACATGGTAAAACATATTGAAGATTTTTTACATAATCCATATAATGCTTTTTATCTTCATGTGTGGGTTTTACTGGATAATTAAAACTCATCGTGTGTAAAAAATGCCATTGCGCTGGTCCCCAGACACTTGTTAGCATTCCATCACCCGAATTATAATCTTTTTTTGAAAATACATGTTTTTTTGTTCTATTATGTGTATTTCTATTTTTACGGGTTTGTGTCATTATTATATTATAGTTATAAAAAAATAATATAATATAAAATATATGGATTCAGACGCACCTTTTAACTTAATAATATTTACAGATTCAACAAAAAAAATATGTACATGTTCAGCTATATCAATATTCTTAATTATTCTATTTATTATAAGTCCATTAAGTAGTTTCTTTATTACATCAACACTTATGAAAATAATAACTCTAATAATTTTGGCATACACAATTCATTTAAATATAATACAAACCAATTATTTAAAAACCGCTACAAATGTAGTTAATACCGATATGGTATTGTCACAATTGAATACGAATATTATGTGTAGTTATATATTTACTTTGTTTTTAGGATTATTAGGTATTTTTGTTATAAAAAGTTTTATAGTTTAGAAATGTTTGATTTACAGTTTAGAAATGTTTGATTTACAGTTTAGAAATCCTAATTTTTCACTTTTAGAAAAAGTGATTTTACACTCATAATTTTTTCATAATATAACTTATCATTCTTAAAGTCATATCTATTAATTTCAATGAATTTTCCATCAATTGTTCTAAACAACATTTTAGTTTAAAACAATAATAAATCTTTATATTGTATTCGTTAAAATATAACGATAATTTCTTCTTAAATATATATAAATGTCAAGACAAATTAATTTTGGTTCAAGTTTATCAACAACAGGTGGTGATACTGGATTTTTATCAAGAGCAAAAAGTGCTATTTCAAATAATTGGATGATTGTTTTAGCGGTGATCGTATTTAGTGCTATATCTATATATTTTTATTTTAATTACATTGCTAGTACAAAGAATACAAATTATAGCGCAAATAATCAAGATACTAAAATAGGTAGCGAAAATCAAAACAGTAAGGAAGCGGAATTGTTGTTATTTTACGTAGATTGGTGTCCTCATTGTAAAACCGCAAAACCCGTGTGGAATGACATTAAGAGCGAATATGAAAATAAGACAATAAACGGTTATAAAGTTATTTTCACAGAGGTTAATTGTACTGAGGAAACTGCTGAAGTCGAACAGATGATGAACAAATATAATATTGAAGGTTTCCCAACAATCAAATTATTGAAGGATGGTCAAGTTATAGAATATGATGCAAAACCTACAAAGGAAACATTGACACAATTTTTAAACACTGTTCTCTAAGTTTATAACTGGATCTAATTTGATATTAGATAGAAAATCTTTAGCATCTTGAATACCATTTTCAAATAAAGTTTTACGTATATCTATACTGTTAAGTGAATTTTTAAGCATTTCAATACTCATTTTATCGGCTTTACATAAAAATTCATTTTTTATAAAAGGTTGTAAATTTTCCGTGTTTAAACTATAAATAACTTTAAAAAAGAAACACATTAAAAAATCCAATAATGTAGAATCCGAATTAATATGACTTTTTGTTTCATTGTCATATTTATTTTTAAATCCCAATATGTCATCTGGATTTTTACCGGCGTTAATACAATATTTTAATGGATAATTACACACGATTCCACCATCAATAAAAAATTTATCTTCGATTGTAACAGGTGTTAATAAAATAGGTAAACAACATGTCATTTGGATTGCACTTAAGAGTGGTAATTTAGGATGTGTTAAATATGATATATCTTCTATTTTAAATTCATTCACTTCAAATGTAAACATGTGTAATTCTATATTTGAATATTTATAAAAATCTTCAAGTGTTATATCCATAGAAATATCTTTTGCGGCAAATAATGGTTTAAAACATTTTTCAACGGTTTTTAAATCAAATATACCCTTTTTACTATATGTTTCAAGTATTTTTTCGACCTTAATTTTAAATACATCTTGCCATGGTCGTTTAATAATATAATCATTAATTGTTTCCCAATCATAAGTATGTTTTAAACAAATTAATACTCCTACGATTGCTCCGGCCGATGTTCCATAAATACTTTCGATATTTTTTAAATCAATATAGTTATTACTTTCTAAATGCTGTATTGCTCCTAATAATTGTATCATTATAGGACCACCACCTGATAAAACTAAATGTTTAATAGTCATTATATTATTTAATACAATTATTTTAATAACTTTTTTTCTAAAATGTATTTAAATGGCAAATATATTTACTCTAGAAAATATAGATGATTTTTCAGAAAAGTTAAACATTGATGAATTATACGAGAAAAAACGACAACATGATTTAACACAGTTAGCGTTATTTAATAAAATTTTGAATCGAATTCATGTAAGAATTAAAACTATATCACGCCAAAGTAAGGATGAACAATTTTGTTGGTTTGTTGTTCCGGAAATGATTATTGGTGTGCCAAAATATGACCAAGCAGCGTGTATCGCTTATTTAATTGATAAATTAAAAACAAACGGTTTTAATGTGCGTTATATACATCCGAACGCTTTGTTTATTTCATGGATGCATTGGGTACCGTCATATGTTAGATCCGAATTGAAAAAGAAAACAGGTATTGTAATTAATGAATATGGGCAAAAAGTGGATGAAATCGATGAAGATAATAATAAAATAAATTCAGAACCAAAAGATCCAAATGATTTTATGTTGAATATGAAAAATCAGGATCCAAATCAAAATCAAAAGGGTAAGGCACAAAAGAAGGAATATACACCAATTAAATCGTATAAACCATCTGGTAATTTAGTTTATGATGTTGATTTATTGAATAAAATCGAAGGCAAATTTAATTAATAAAATTATTGGTCTTTAAGTTACTTTGGCAATTTATTATATAAATTGCAAAATTTTTCGAAAATCCAAGATTATTTTGTAAAATCGATTTTTGGACATTTATTTTTGTCCATTTTTGAAAAATGAAAATACTTTTGGAAAATTAAAAACAGTGAAAA